ATTCACGTCAAGTGGATTCACGTCAAGTGGATTCACGTCAAGTGGATTCACAATACCAGTAACTGAGTAATCCATCATGTCGTTAATCCATGCGTATCAAAATCGAGGAAAAACCTGGGAATTCCAGATCAATGGATCTGACGGTTCTGCCGTTACTCCTGGTGATTCTGATAAAGTTCGGATTATCATTGGTCGAGAAGGACAGCTCGGAGTTGATTTATCGAATGCTGAATTGGTGGTCACATCTGAATCAAGCACAGATGCCGGATCGTCAATTACTACAGGTTCGACCAATACACTTCGTCTGGACGCAACTGATCTGGCATCGATTGAACCTGGGATTTACACTCTGTTCGTAGATTACTACGACAGTTCTGATGGCGATGAGTGGAAGAACGTCGACAGACAGGTGTTCAGTTTGGAGTCTACTTAAATGGGATCGATTGTCGACATCAGTGAAGTTCTCCTAGAAGCAGGATTAGCCGCATCTGCGACGGAGACAGAACGTGCAATCTTCGCTCAAGTCATTTCTCGAGTCGAAGGACTGGTGATTCAGCATCTTAGGTACGATCCTGTGCAGCGTACTCGAACTGAATTCTATCCTCTCCAAGAATTAAATCTGTCTGGGTCAGATGGTGTCTGGCAGGTGAATGCGAGTGCAGCTTATTTCGAAAGAGCTAACCAAGTCGCAGGCAATGAGCTTCAAGTTCGTCATGTCCCGATTCGGCAAAGAGATTCATCAGGAGATGGTGCAATCGATCTTCGCCTGGATTATGGGGCTCGATCAGGCACCAACGTCGGTTCGTTTTCAGAGTCCACCCAGAAGACAGAAGGTGTGGATTTCTGGCCTAATTATGATCAGCAGGATTCTTCGGGTTACGGTGTTTGCCGTGACGGAATTCTTCGGTCTCACGGAAGATGGCCTGTTGAGCCTGGTTCTGTCAAGATCACTTATCTGGCAGGGTATACTTCTGCTGAATTGCACGGGCAGGATTCAGCGGTAAACGCTCGACCCATTCTTGATGCGGTATTGACAGAATCAATCCGCCAAGTAGGCAAGGTTTATTCGAGAATGAAGAAGGCTCGCGGCGGGTTTGGTGTCGGTCCTCTATCAGGAGAAGACCTTGGGGATTACGCCTACACGACTAACGGTGATCTGATGTCGTCCATCTTCGGGACGGGTGAGAGTCTCTTATCCGAAACTCGTCAGAGTTTGTCAGAGTTTGTCAATTATGGATGGGCGATTGGAGGATAGCTGTGAGTCTCTTGGATTCTTTTCCGCACCTTTGCACTATCTCGAAGAGAACTCGATCTAAAGGGAACTCGACTACAGGTGGTTCGGTTGACGCAACTCCTGCGGTGCAGACAGGAGTCGAGTGCTGGGAGCAGCAGTTATCGTCGAAAGAGATCTTGGAGTTCCAGAAGAGAGAGCTAGTGGTTTCAAGAAAAGTGTACTTCTTGGCTGACCCGGGAATCGGAACGAAGAATCTAATCACCATCACATCGAGAGATGGACTGGCCATCCCAGAGGCCAGTCAAATTCCGATGGATGTAGTAGGCAACGCACAGCCTGACGCTAGTGCAGGCCTCGGCGTTGTGTATCGCGTGTATGTTGCCGAAACTACCGGAGACGGTATCTGATGCGTGTTTCTTGCGAAAATTTAGATGACTACACCGTCAATCTGGATGCAGTAGATGACGATCAGATTTTTGATGGTGTAGTTCGTGTCTCAAAGATTGTGCAACCTGAGAACGAAGTCAAGGATCAGGTTGCAATGTATTCTTCTTGTGTCATTGACGTAGACGACAGAAGCCAGTTCATTCTTGAGCTTGTGCTGCCTTGTGGTTACGATTACAAAGATGGAGGCAAGGACGCAAGCGGTGGTTCTAGAATGTACGCTGATGTTCGTGCAGAGCTAGAGGGCTATCTAGCAAAACGAAAAGTGAAAATTCTGCCTGGTGTGATCGATTTCTGAGGAGAACTTCAAAAATGACGAAAGTTGTCAACCATGAGACGAAAGAAGCGTGCACTGAGGCCTTGAAAGAGCAAGTTCAGGCAGTGACCAGCTCAGGTCGTCCGTGGATGGGTGTTCTGTTTCATGTTGACAGCAAAGGGTACATGCGTCTTGATCGAACGTCATGTGAGTTTCCGACTCACAGATTTGGAGAATGTGCTGATTTGCTGGTTGAATGTCTGCGAGAAGGTGCGGCTCAGGCGGCAGGCTTGAGTGCGCTGCCGAAGGGCGATCTGAACGAATTATTTCTACAGTCCGAGGAGGGTTGCAGTGGAGTGGATCCGTGAGTTGTGGGTAGGTTGGTGTGTTGGGCGGTATTTGAAAAAACTCCACCGTAGAGCACAAAATCTTGAGAGACAGTCAAAAGAAACTGAAAACCGCGTTCAGTGGAGATTGAGTAGGCTAGAAGAATCGGCCGCCGCTTTTGAATCTCGATTGAGCAAAGCACAGCAAGAAGTAGCCCACCTCGAGGCTATCAATAAGAAATATGAAACTGAGCTGGAGATCATTCGCGATGAATTGACGATCGCACAAGACGTCACCATACCTGGACTGATGTCCCAGTGCGACCGATTGATCCAGAAATGGAAAGCAGAATCCAGGATCGAAGTGATGCGGGCGACGGCGGCTCAAAAACAGACTGAAGAGTGAGTTCGATGAGATATTCTCCAATCAAGAAATCATTGGATGCCCGAGACGTGAATGCGTCGCTGGCTCGATCGGCAGCCTTAGATAGAATTGCATCTACTGGTGCCAGTGGTCTGCTGCAATCACTTTCGCCTGGTCCAGTTTCTGGATTTCTCAGCGAGTTCAGTTCTTCGGGGCAGGATGCTGAGAGATATCGGAATTATCGGCATTGGGTCTATTCTGCTGTCAATGCACTGGCTCTTCAGGGCTCAGGGCAAGCAGCTAATGTCGTGCGTCTTCTAGGCACTGGAGACCAGAAGCAGAAACCAAAGGTAGGTGAGAAACAGTACGCGACAGCAGAGTATCGGAAAAGAATGCCTTCGCATCTACAAGCGAAGGCTTCGAATCAGCAGATCGAGGTTCTCAACAATCATCCGATTTTGACTGCACTAGAAAAACCAAATCCAGTGCAGTACCGATTCCAATTCATCTACTCGTTCATTGCCAATCTTGCCTTGACTGGATGGAGTTATCTTGTCGGCGGAGAAACCGAGGACGGCAGCCTTGAATTGTATTCAGTACCGACTACCTGGATCAAACCAGTCCACCGAAATGAACTGTTTTCTGAATTCAGATTGGTGAATCCGAATAATCCAACAGCGGGAGGAGTCTTGCTTAGCAAAGAGAACGTGGCATTTGCTCAGCTGCCGGATCCAAGTGATTTATCAAAAGGATTGGCTCCAGCGGATGCTCAAGAAAATGCCATCTCAATCGATACCAAAATCCAAACCAGTCAAAGAAGTTTCTTTGACAACGGAATCTTCCCTTCTGTCATTGTGACAGTAGGAAGAGACCCGCATCCAGATGTTCCAGGAGGTATTCGCCCAAGACTGACAGCACCTCAAAGAAGGCAGGTTATCGGTGCGATTCGAAAGGTCGCCGGTGGGATTTCGAATTACGGTAATCCAGCGATTGTTGACGGCTTGATTGAGAAGATCGAACGGCTATCAGCTACTCAGACAGAAATGGGCTGGGAAAAAAGTGAAGGTCATGTCCGTACCCGAATCTTGTCAGCGTATGGGGTTCATCCATTCATCCTCGGCGAAACAATGGCCGGATCATACGCTCAAGCCTATGTGGTGAAGGATCAATTTTGCAGTAGAGTGAACACCTTTCTTGATCTGCTGGGTGTTGTGTCTACTGATTTTCTCGTTCCGATGGCTTCTCGGAATGATTCGCTTCGGATATGGTATGACCCGTGTGAGGCAAAAGATCCGGCACTTGACCAGAAGCTTTGGACAGATGCTCGAAGAAATCAAGATGTCACTCAGAACGAGTTCCGGGCTTTTATGGGCCTGCCGCCTGACGTTGATCGAAATGAATCAGTGATCAGTCATCAAGCACTCCAAGGAGTTCTGAATATTGCCGCTCAGTCGTACCAAGGCAAAGTCAGCCCAGAACAGGCATCCGCTATTCTAGAGGCAGCAGGAATTCCAACAGATTTAGCTGAAAGAATCAGTGGATCGGGCCTATCGGTTTCTCAAGGAATTGGAGCACTGGAAGAGGCAATGCGTGCTCTTGGTGGTATGTTGACGGATAAATCAGTCGATGCGGCTGAGATAGCTCAGAGGGTTGCATGCCGAGTCTGAGTCACAATGACCCGAAGTTTGCGATATCAGTCGGACTGCATTTCGCAGCGTCCGAAATTGCGAAATTGGCGAACACTCTGTGGAGGAAATCTACAGCAGATTTCTATTCGAATCAACGAAATGATTCAGAGGAAGCTTTGGCTGATTCTGTGCGGAAAGTGATAGATGAGCAAATCACTTCGGCAGAAACTGCACTAAAGGCATTGGCAGCCGCCGGCAGCTCGATACCGACAGCCGAATCTATTTTCAATCCATCGGATTGGACTTCTGCTCTGATCGATGCTTCACTTCCTCCTATGCTTCTGGGCATGGTGCAATCTGCTGGGGCTGAGTACGTTCGTCTTGGTAATCGTGCTCGAGATTTTGAAAAAGCATCGACAGCAACAGAATGGCTGAATGACCAGACGGACGGTGGGTTCGAAGATCTTGAATTTTTAGTTGTCGGTCCTGATGGAACACCGTCCACAGTAACAATTCAGATCACCACAGAGTATCCGGAAGCGATTAAGCAGGAGATCGAAAATCAGCTCAAGGAAACATTCGCTCAAGATTATTGGGTGGATATCGGTAATGAGACACTGAGCGACATTCACCAGTTTCTCCAAGAAGGATTGGTGAACGGAGCTTCGATCGTACAGATGGCCGAGAGCATTCGATCAGAGTTAGGAGGAACTTCTCGTCAAGCTGATATCAGAGCAAAGCGAATTGCTCGGACGGAAATGACCAATGCTCTTAATGGGGCTCGATCGGCAGCGATCGACGAGTTTTTTGCTGAGGTTCCTGATCTACCGATGAAGAAAGTCTGGTTGTCGATTCTTGCAGATACAACCAGACCTGAACATGCTGACTTGGATGGGGTCCCAGCTGATGAAGAAAATTTGTGGACGCTGGCGGGGTACCGTGTTCGATGGCCTGGTGATATCATTTTGCCCGCAAAGCATCGATGCCATTGTCTGTGTACAGTTCATGTAGAATTCGGAATGACTGACGCAGAAGCTCGTCAACTTCGTACTGAGTACGATGAACGTGTTTTGGTAACTCAAAGAGAAATGGAGTCAAGGGAAGATGGCTAAGTGTCCGAGGATTGGAGATCTCAAAGGAATACAACCTGTTTCGGCAGGCAGTAGAATTCTGGTGCGTATTCATCCTGGGACATCGAAGACCCAAAGAAAAAGGCTAGCGGCCAGTATCAACCGAATGATGGATACCGAGGTGTGTGTGTTGTTCGCAGACCCAGTATCAGTCACGATGTTGATAGCTCGGTGGACAGGGACTACACATGCTCAACCGGAGCGGTTGATAGGACCTGAGGACTCGTCTGTGCTGAAGCCCGAAGGCGGTACGATTCAAGTAAACTGCTCAGAGGTGGAGCTGGATAACAGTGATCGAATATTCGTTATCAACCATTCACTCACTGCTGCTGACTTCAAGAAATTTTTGATAGATCTGAGGCAGTGGTGCGGATCAACTGTAGAGGTGGTAGCCCCTTGACTGAATCAAAGCAGCAAGAAAGCAGCCAATCTCCAGGAAGCCGGCTGGTACGAGTACTTCAGCAAAGACCGGACGATTCGCTTGAGGTGTTTCTCAATAAAATGAATCAGTTCGATCGTCAATTTTGCGATATGATGGCCAACGGCTCAGAGTTCACCATTCGACTTGAAATACGAGGACAAGGAGGACGAGTTCTGCAAACTCGAGTCTATCTCGATGATGTAGGGCGTCCTCAAGCTCGAAAGGATTCCGATTGAATTTCAAGAATTGTAAAACTCTGCTCTTGTCGAACTGATAGACAGCCTTTAGCGTTTCGGTTCAAGCAGTCTGCCGCAGCCATAAACCGCCTAGGAGACTTTTCATTCGATAAGTCCTCTAGGCTTTTGTTTTGGTTGGAGAAAACTTCCAATGAAGAACGTGACTTTTTATCTCGGTCCTGCTCCGTCGAATTTGAGTACCCGGACGCTGACCATCACACGAATCCCGGATGCTGGTAATGACAGCTACTCTGCAGTTCACAACGCTGATGCCGGAGTAGTTGATAATGTCACTGTTGCTTTGGCGAGCAACATCATGTGGCAGGCAAAGCTCGTCGATGTGCTTGATTCAGGAGAAACATCGAATCCAGCAATCCTCAACTTCCACACAGGGTCACTTCAGTTCCCTGGGCCTGCGTCAGGTGATCGACTGAGTATTCTGTCGATGGAAGATCTGTCCAGCTCGAGTAGTAGTTCATCGGATTCATCATCTTCAAGTGAATCCAGTTCATCTCAGAGCAGCTCAAGTCAATCCAGTTCATCGTCTTCGAGTGAGTCGAGTTCATCGCAGAGCAGCTCATCGAGTCAATCGTCGTAAAGTAAATTCGATGATCACCCGGTCGTGTGCTGCTTGAAAGACTTTTATCAAGAATCAAACTTCGCTAGAGGCAGAAATGGCTGCTCGACAAAAACCTCAAACCAGTCCGGTGCTCGACAATACTGATGTTGATGCTGATGGATCAGATCGGGACAGAATTGTCAAGAGCCTGAGCACTGATGATGTGTTGTCGATTGTGCGGTTTATTCAGGTCAGTCCGCTCGAAGCTGTTCTACAGTTACGGCAGAAAACACACAGCACACTCAAAAGACTTGGAGTGTCTCGAGATCCGTCAGCGGCAATACCCTTTCGCCGAGCAGATGGATCTATCACTCCAGGAAGTATCTACACATGGCTTGATAGTGTTGATTCTGGAGACAAAGTGAGCTGTGAGCAGGTGGTGGCTATCGATGCCACGTGTTTGGTTCGGGGGATCTAATGCATCTGTCCTATGAGCAAATCACTGCCACAGGTGCAGTAAAGACAGCGGATAATCTTACGATTCCGCCTAAGGCAACTCATGCAGAAATTCAGGCTGATCCAGGCAGCAGCAGTATCAAATACACTATGGACGATTCAACTGATCCGACAACATCATCGGGCATGTCTCTAGTGGCTGGTCTTGCTCCGATGCTAGTCCTGATTGAAGATCTTCGTCGGATTCGATTCATCAACGACGGGTCTGCTGCAAATCTCGACATCCATTATTTAGGCGGCAGGGACATCTAGTTCTGCTAGAAGAAGTGACATATGCCCCATCCGAATACCGAACTGCTGAAGAAGATCAAAGCTCGGAAGTCTACGGCTACTGAGTTCAAGTACGGGATCCGGACAGCAGAAGAGTACGTCAAAAATCTGCAGGTCTGCGTCGGTGATGAGTTTTGCTGGAAAAACCTCACCGCCAGAGGAGTGTCATTTCAAGATGTGCTATCAAAGTCAGCCCGAACACTGACCTACAACAATCCTGAAATGACGGTTGAGGAGAAATCTCATACTGAATCTGTCGGCGGTGATTACGAATTGCCAAAGAACACGCTGATGGTTTTCAAGAACACCTTGACTACGTCCAGGATGGATCGTGACGGTGACATTCTGAGGACAGCAGGAGCTGAACCAGATCCTGAGATGCTCTTGCTTTGGCAGCATGTGCACACTCTACCGATTGGTAAAATGCTCGCCATCGTCGATCATACTGAGAGTAAACTTTCGGTGGTGACTGCTATTGTCGATATCAACGACCTGGCTCATGATTCGGCAGTGATGGTTGATAACAAAATGGGTCGGTTTTCTCATGGATTTCGGGCTCTTCAATTCAGTGAATTGAAGGCTGAGCCCGGAGAGACATCCAGTGGTGGATTTGACATCAAACGATTTGAGATTCTCGAAGAATCTCTAGTCAGTGTCCCGTCTAATGCTGACGCTGAGACTGAGGAAGTGATTCTGGATTTGGTCGAAGGCAAGCAGCTTACCAGCGGTGTCATGAAAGCGGTAGGAGCTAATATCCGAGAAAAGCAAACCACCACAACAGTTGCAGGTGGTTTGCCGGACGAATTGAAGGAGAAGAAGGGCGATGAATCAGACCAAACCAAACGAAGCTGCTCCTGCGGAGGTGCGAAGACAGGAAGTTCCGAAGGAGGAAGTAGCTCATCAACCGAAACCAAAAAGGATGAAACCAGAGAAGCGGCAGACACCAAAGACTCGAAAGGGTTGACCGAGAAGTGGTATCCGGTTTACGCAGGAATGCTCGATGATAGTTGGGAGAAGACTATTGAAGAGCTCGGAGCCCAGGCTCATCGGTTTCTCAAAGACAAGGGATTGGTACCCGAAAAGACTCCGGATAACTACGTCTATTCGTATGCCTATGTACTAGGAACCTGGGCAGGCGAAGCTGTCATTTGCTGCTACATTGACCAAAGCAGTGACGATGATGTCGAATATCGATATTACCAGGCATCTTGGAGTCAGAATCAAAATGAGGTAGCTGAGTTCTTCGGAGATCCTGTGCAGGTTGAGGTTTCGACTACTGTTGAGATCGAAAGGAAGACCGAAAAGGCAGTTCAATTGGACAAGAAGTCCGTTGACGAAGATTTGAACGCTGATGCAGACACCGACACAGGCAACGAAGTCCAAAAAGCGATGTCGGTGCTTATGGTGTCCGCAGATGAAGCTGAGCAGAGACGACTGGTGAATGTCTTGTCTAAGCTGCTTGAGCAGAAGAAAAACCATCGAGAATTCCAATCCATTAAAGGATTGGTAGGCTCTAAGTGATGCACGGAATCCCGGCGGTCGGGAAGAGTGTTTTGTTGACTGTGAGATGAAAGGTCATACGATGAAACTCACAGCCCGTCTTCGGAAGTGGTTGATTGACGAAGTCAACGTCAAAGCCAATGCCACGGACGAAGAATTTCTGAAGGCCGCCGGTGCGGCACTTGCAGACGGTTCGTTGTCGGTCGAAAAGTACTCGGAACTCACAACGGACGAAGAAGAAAAAGCCGTCTCGGAACTGCAATCGACACTCAAGTCAATTGCGGATGGGATGGCTGCCATCAAAGAGTCGCTTGCTCAGCCGAAGTCTACTGAATCTGCTCCTGCTGAAGAAGAGAAACAGAAAGGTGGAGCAGACGAAGGCGGCACGAAAAACTCAGAACCAGACGGCACTAAGGCTGTCGGTTCGGACGGAGCAGCGACCGGAGACACGACGGCCATGTCGATTGAGCAGATCCGGCAGGCACTCGGCCACAATGCCGGCGGTGATGATCTTCTGGATGGTTCCAAGTCAGTTTCTGCGGCACCTCGTGTCAAGAAGGCTGTTGAATCGTACGGGACGACCAAATCGGCTCTGGTGTACCCTGATCGTACCCAGAAAGGTGGCGTGCACACCTTTTCCGGTGAGCGTGTCACGGACATGGGGCGTGGGCTGGATTCGGCATCTGAGCGGGGCAAGGCGCTGGCAGGGGCTTGGGCTAAGTTCCAGCTCGCTTCAGCAATCCCAAGAATCGCCGGGTCTGCTCAGCGTGCCTGGGAAATGCTCAGCGACCACGAGAAATGCCTGCTGCACCATCTATGTGCAGAAGAGCAGTGGGACTCCAGTGTCGATGAGAAATCCCGAATCCAAAAAGGCTATGCCCCCGGCGGGATCAAGGCGCTTATCGACGACTCAACGTCAGGCGGCCTGGAAGCTGCTCCAATCGTGTTCGATGACATGGTTATCGAAACTCCTCTTCTTTACGGTGAGCTTTTTCCTCTGGTAAACACCGTACCGCTGGCACGAGGTCGTCGGATCGAAGGGGTGGAAATTGGGACGGTGACGGGAAGCTGGGGCGGGGTTGACGACTCCGCTATCAACCTGTTCAATACCGCGTCGTACGTGTCAGCGTTCGATACGACCATCTTTCGGTGGGAAGGTGCTATTCGGATTGGACTGGACTTCATGTCCGACACGCCTCTTGATTTTGGAGCGGCTATCACTCGCCAGTACGGTGAACGGTTGCTCGAGGATCTCGATGACGTGATTGCTGTCGGGAACGGCACGACTCAGCCGGAAGGCGTGATGAACAAGTCCGGGGCGACGTCTGTTGCATTCGGCGGCACCACTTCCCTTGGCAACTATGAATCTCTTCGGTTCGGTGTTTCCAAGGCAGAGCATCGATCGACTATTGCCCGTACCGCTGTTTTCTGCGGAACAGAAACCAGCTATCAGCGGGCTCGAGCAATTCCGGTCGGTGCATCGGATGCACGTCGTCTGGGTGGTATGAACTATGATTCGTACACTTGGATGGAACGCCCGTACAAGATCAATGAGTCTCTTTCGAACTCGCAGATCTTCTACGCCATCCTTGCTCGGTACCGGATGTACCGCCGACGTGGATTCTCAGTTCGACAGTCCACTGAAGGTGATACGTTGATCCGAAACAATGAAATGCTGATGGTGGCCATGGCTCGCTATGGCGGTCAGGCTGAGCGTGGTGCAGTTGTTGCTTCGACGACGACTGCTCCTGCGTAATCTCGCTGAGTTGGCTGTGTAGCTGACTCTCGCCCTGCCTGGGGGACGACTTCCTCGGACGTCCCCCAGGCTTTTACTGCATTCCGAGGAAACCAAGGGCGAGAAGAGGAACATAGATGGCTACTCAAGAAGCTATCGCTGAAATGGCGACACTGACAAAGTTTTCAGTTGAGGCTGATCATCCGCAAAATTCAGATCTTCTCATTCAGACGATTCCTGGATGTCGGTTGCGGAGTTCAATTTCAGGCTCGAAGCCGGTTCGAGATGCAACAACAGGCAAGATCATCGGTGTACCAAAAGACCGGGTACTTGCTTTGGGCTCTCTGCCTCGTATTCCGGGAATGGTGATCACGGTCTTTCCTCTGAAAAAGACTTACGAGATCACTGATGGTCTCGAAGGCGAAGATGAAATCCTTGCCGAGATCAAGCGGTGGTTGAAGGAAAATCGACAAGGAGGAACGGACTCCGAGCTTCGACCTGTTCCAAAGAGTGAAGGGAAACTGGACGCAAACTCAATGAAAACTCTTTGCCGAGAGCTGTACCATATCGTCGAAGCGGACGAAGGTAAGCTCGTCGAAGGGCCGTCGAGTTTGAGTCTGGAAGACATCGACGATCTCCCAGGAGATTACCTCCTCAATCCAGGCAGTCGAGTTTTCAATACGCAACCCAAACTTGAAAAAGATTTTGATTCTTGGGTTGCACGAATGTCATCTTCGTCAAGTGAGAACTGATGCCGGTCAAGTCGATACAACGTGCTCAGGCAGTAGAAAGAGCTCGCGTCCGTCGAGTGTCTGCTGCCCAAGCACGTCTTCGGCGAGATGAGTGGTTCATCAAAGAAAGACTGAACGAGATCCAACTCACCTTGTGGCAACGAATCCGCATCGCGGTGATGTTCGTTAAGACTAAGGTGGTGCTGAATATCAGCAAACCAGTTACCCGAGGCATCAGTGCTCGGACCGGTCGAGTTGTTGTCATCGAACGAAGTAAGCCAGGAGAGTACCCAAGAGCCGATACAACTCTTCTGATGAAGTCTATCTTCACTGACACCGTCAAGACATCACCGGGTGTGGTGGACGGGTTCATTGGGTCACCTGTGTGGTACGGATTGGTACTCGAAACAAAATTGGATCGTCGATTTCTGACCAGAACCCTCTTTGAGCAGCAGGATAGAATTCGACAAATCCTTTCAGGTCCGATTAAATGATTGGGTCTCGAGATGTTCATGAGGCTGTGGCGACTGCTTGGGATTCAGCAGATCTCGACGATCTATTCACTGCTTACTGGGGTGGTGATGATTCAGATGATTTTCTTGTTCTCAATGATCAAGAAGCCGCTCCTGAGCAGCCGTTTCCGTACTGCATTTTCAATCAAGAAGAGCCGATTGTTGTCAACAGGATGTCTGGCACTCTGTCAGCTCGCCGAGAAGTTCGAGACATCATCTGGGAATTTCGAGTCTATGCCAAAACGGTGGACTCAACGGCGGCTAAGGATGTTGCTGGTGCTTTAGCTGAAGAAATCATGAAAGTGTTCGGAGGCCATCCTACCGAAACGCCTTCAGCTCTTTCGTTAGATACTGGTCAACATCTGATCACTCAATACCTAACAGATTACGGAATGCGGCTTGGGGATAGTGAGCACTATTGGTTGGTGCGATATCTGTTTCGGGTCGATGTACCGGTAGCTCAGTAAGGACTGACCGATGGGAACGCGATCACTGACAACGCCGACAGCCTTGGCGCAGATTACCGCGACAGTGGTAAATGCGTCGGACGTAAATTCCAGTGTTTCGGTTTCGGGCCAGGTAAAGGCTACCAAGAAATCTTCGATGACGAATGGAATCGGTTCTAACCAATCGAATCGCGCGTGGCAGTTTTCTGGGACGATTCCGTCGGGAGCGTCCATTGTCATCGATCTGTACGATTTTTCCGGATACGATTTTGGAATGGGTGATGGTAATGATATTACCGGACAGGCACTGACTGTCGAAGAAATCACAGCAATTCAGATCCAGAACGATAATGCGGTGACGGCGGATGGTCAGCTTGAAATTGAACCTGACTCGACTAATGGGTGGACGCCGATTGGTACCCACACAGCCGCAACAGGCGGTGCTCTGCGGGGCGGCGGTGTGCTGCACAAGGCCCAACCTGCGGCGGCGGCTTTTGATGTCGTTGACGCATCCAGCCACCGATTAAAGCTGACTGCAAACGGCGGCGCGGTGGTGTACACAATTGCGTTGATCGGTCGACACGATGATGACGAAAGCAGTAGCTCTTCGAGCAGTTCTTCGTCATCGAGCAGCTCATCCCAGTCAAGCAGTTCTTCGTCATTGAGTAGTTCATCGTCGTCAAGCAGTTCATCGCAGTCTTCTTAATCAAAGAATCTGATCCACTCACTTCCGTTTAACGGAGAAATGACATGTCCAGCCTCGATACTCTTACCGGACGAACCGGTAAGGTTTCTCTTGAAAATCTCGAAGACAGCACAGAAAGTCTGGTTGCTCGAATCACTCAATGGGCGGTGAATCCGACCTTGGCTACCAGTAGTGAGTGGGGTGATTCAGATTCAGCAGGATACACCAATCGTGCGTCGGGTCGAAGAGATGCGACGTTCGATACGGAAGGAAAATACGATACGACCGACGAGGTGTACCAACTTTTCAATCCAGGTGATACGCTTCGCGTGACCCTTTGGTTGAAAGAAGATCTTGAGGTCACCCCGAACGTCAGTTTGTACTGGGATTTCCCTCGGGCACTGTGCAATGATTTCCAGTTGACAGTGAATGTCGACACAGAAGAAGTCATTGGGTGGACTGCTGCTTGGGGTGCTGATGGAATCTTCTATCGACCAGGACAGACAGATCAACCAAGCCGAACGCTGCCGGATCCATCGTAAATTCGGTGGATTTGAATCCGCCTGTCTGTGTTACGGTGGAACGGCAAGAGCCAGGCGGGATACAACCTATCCCGCCTTTTTCTTTACTTGAGTTTTCCGAGGAGATGAAAGATGGCTGAGGACGTTGCGAGGGCACTAGGTGCTGGTTCAGGGAAAACGGTTACGATTGCGGGTAAATCATGTAAGGTGCGTCCACTGAATCTCGGGGAGTTGGCAGAGCTTCAGAGAATCTGCGCCATTCGGTGGAAGAAGCAGAAGCTGAACGAGTTTGCCGAGATGATTCTTCCGGGAGAAGATCGAGATGCACTGATCAGGGATAAGAGGCAGCAGCTCAGTGAACTTGACGCTGAAGATCTGCCGATGAGGGAGGTCTACAGTTGTGCAGGCACTCCGGCTACAACACAACTGGTTCAGTTTCTTCAGAATATGTTTCCTGATTTGGCGCCGGATGTCTTGGAGCCGGGTCCGAAATTGGATCGGATTGCTGAGGCGTGCCTTGATCAGAATCGAATGTCTCCTGAGCAGTATAAAAAACTCACCAACGGACGGGATGCTTCTGTTGTGGCATCTCCCTACGCTGCATGGTGGGTTGGCGGTACGATGGAAGGTATGCTTGAATCGTGTTGGCTGTGCTTTCAGCATTCAGGTGTGACACGGGATGAGCTGTTCGAAGAACTTTCAAGCACTCCTGGCCGACTGAGTGAGATTTCGAAAGAAATCGAGCACATGTCTGCTCCTGAGTCGGGAAATGGATAGGGCCTGTTGATAAGCAGCCGAGCAGCAGGCCCGATGCCCGGCCGATGGATCTCTTGTGCGGATTGACACCTCGCCACATCAGAAGATTATGCGATCCTCCAACCTGGGACTCTGCTGGTGGATTTGGTTACCGTCCAAAAGATGTTTCGGAGTTGACCCTTGATCAAGTGTTCATGCTCCTTGCTGATCCGAAGTACCTCAGAGCAGGGCCTGTCCGAGGAGTATCCATGGACGGTTCAGCTGTCGCTAATCTACTCAAACCTGATGGAACTGTAGACGCTGTGAGTTCTACTGGTGAGAAGATCAAGCTCAAAGGCACCGGTAAAACCAAGGTAGAGCAGATGAGAGAGAAGCAGGCCAAGAGGGCGGCTGAGAGATCAGCTGCTTCAGAAAGAAAAGGCAGAAAGAAACGGAACCGAAATGGGTATTGAGCTTGCTCGTTTGTTTGTTCGTGTCCGAGGAGATTCTTCGGGTCTGCCTGGAGATATGAACAGACTTCGAGGGTTCATGCGAGATCAGGCTCGCAGCATCTCCCAAGCTGGAACTATTCGGCCGAGGATCGATCAGGCTCGATTTCGACAAGACGTCCAAGCAATGGTTCGGATGTATGTCGAGAGTTTTCGAGGAGCCAGTATCGTCGCTGGGGGACTACTGGCTACGGCGGCTCGCAAGGCGACAGGACTGGTGACAGAGTCCGTAGCAGAAGCTGGTCGATTTGAGCAGACTCAAGTCGCTTTTGAGGTTATGCTTGGCAGTGCAAGAAAAGCTCAGAAGACATTGCAGCAGCTCACTGATTTTGCTGTTCGCACTCCCTTCACTTTGCCTGGTGTAGAAAAATCTGCGCAGCAGCTTTTGGCTGTTGGATTTGGAGCATCCGATCTACTTCCCATTCTAAAATCTGTAGGCGACGTTGCGGCTGGTATTGGTCGAGGTGAAGTCGGGCTGGAGCGGCTTATCCTGAACTTGGGTCAGGTTAAGACCCAGGGTCGATTGACTGGCCGAGAACTGCGGGACTTCGCAGTCCTTGGTATTCCGCTTCTCGACGAACTCGCCACGATGCTAGGCAAGACGACGTCGGAAATCCAGCAGATGGTTTCTCAAGGAGGAGTTTCTAGCCGCATCGTCGTTCAGGCTTTCAATCGGATGTCCAGTGCTGGTGGGCGGTTCGCAAATCTGATGACCCGCCAAGCAGAAACTCTTTTGGGGATGTGGAGTAACTTTGTCGACTCTGTTATTGTCCTCAAGAGAGAGATTGGACAGAGCCTAGCTCCAGTTGCTCTTGAATTTGTCCGCATACTCCGTGATATGCTGACTGGTTTCCAGGCAGTGATTCAGGCATCCCAGGGGTACATCCCAATGATGCTGGCAGGTGCCGCAGCTACTGCTACGTTTGGCGCCGCTGTCGCGGCTGCTGTGGTGGCTATGAATATTTTCGGCATAACAGCCCGTGGGATGCTTTTGGGTACCGGAATCGGTGCAGCAGTAATTGCTCTAGGGGCAGCTATCGGCGCCTTCGTCAACTGGCTTCGGACTTCGCAAGAAGGGATGGCACTCTGGGCCGATATTTCAAAAGAGTTAGTGGCTCTGTGGGGCCATTTGAGGCTTATTTTGGAATCGTTTGTGGAAGGATTAGGAGTTTTCACTCCGAGCATCACAGGAATGTTTCGAGCGATCGCTTCGGGTTTACTCGATATTCTTCGGCTTCTGAATTTCCTTACTGCTGACTGGGCGGCTACTTGGGATTTCTTCGAAGCGTACGCCATGCAGCAGTTTAATTTGATACGGGCGGAATTTGAAGATTTTGCTAGATACGTGGCGGCGAGTTTTGTCGGGGTAGGTGCTGCTGCGTCCGGGTTGTTTGAGATGTTGGGAGCAGGCTTTGCTTCAGTAGGCGCTTTCATAGTAGGCAGCGTACTCGGTGCTGTTTCATCTATTGGTAGAGGAGTGTCGTCTGTTTATGGGTTTGTGACTGGGCTGTTTTCTGGGTTGATCAGCTTTACCGAATCTTCAATGGCTGCGTGGGCTGATGTGTTTGCTTGGTCATTCGACGCTGCTCGATTCGCTCTTCAGAGTTGGTTTCAGATGTTTCGCGGAATCTTTACTGTAGACATCCCATCGATTTTGTTTGGGTTTGCCAAGGGATTTGCTGGCACCTTAGAAACAATGGTTGCTTTCTTTGTTGATTGGGGGCGGTTGCTGTGGGGTGCAGCACAGACCATCGTCAATGAGATTGTTCATGTTTGGTTCAACGGATTTAGCGGCATTTCAGAATTCACTGTCGGTGTATTTGACTCTGCTTTTGGGTTTATTCGGGATGGATTCTTAGCTCTGTGGGAATGGATCAAACAAGGTTTCTACTCCGGCGACATTTTTTCCGGGTTGGTGGATGGATTCACAGCAGCTCTAGAAGCAGCGAAAGCGCTGGCGTTAGGCGCCGCTGATGACCTTATGAGGCAGTTCACCGAAGGCTTTTCTCAAGCATATGACGAATCAAAAAATCCATTTCGAAAGGCTGCCGAAGACGCGTCCCGTAAAATGGATGAGGCTATGGAGAGGATGGAGTCGGCTTTCAGTCGTCGATTTGGATCAGGAGGAGGACCTGATGCTGCTCTTGGAGAAGATGGAAAAGGCGGCAAAGGTGCCGGAATGAACCCGTCTGCTTCTTCGTTTCTTGACGCAGGTCGGTACTCCTTCACTGGAATTGCTGACAAGATCCAGGATGCTTTGTTGTCTGAGCAAGAGAATGCCCTAGATCTCAAACGGAATTCTCTTTTAGGGCAAATCAACAACACACAGACTCAATTGCTTGCAGCAGCAAATCGCCCAAAGAAATTCGGGCTGGAGTAGACGATGTCAAGTAATTTGAATGATCCTACGAAATGGAGACTCAAGACCACTGGAGGAATTCCATACAAACTCCTTCAACAAGAAGGCGATTTTGGACTTGAACAGGCTGACGTTACAGTTGATGTCTTGGTGCAGGCTAGTGATCTTTTGAATTTCTTTTTGGAGATGATGCCGCCGCCCATTCAAGTCGGAAATGTTTCTGTTCCTCAGTCATCGACTCTCCCTGGTTTTCCTCAGATATCAGTCAAGCGAATCAAATTCAAATCACATGATGCAGCGTTTCCTATTGATCCGTTCGGAATTGATTCATCACCTCCTGACAACACCTATTATCCGGTTGTGCTGTGCCAGTTGTTCTACAGCTCGGAGATGAAAAATCGAGATACAGACGAAGATGATCCTCAGACTTTTCTGGAAATCACTAGTCGAGCGGGCGGCGAATTTATCAATAGCACGGGCCCAGGTGCTCGATGGAAACCTGAGCAGAATAGTCTTCTTGAAGATGGCGATGACCAAGAGCCGGGGACTTGGATTGATCCCGATACTGGAAAAGTTCTTGGAGCGAACGAAGAGAATCCGCGATCACCGAATGAGCAGGTCAATCGTGATCCTGGGCTGCCGATTTTGATCAGAGTCCCGACAACACAATGGACTCTTCGGTGGAATCAGATTCCGTTTGAGTTGTATGAAGATGTGATCGTGTACCGGTGTCGCCAGTTGATTGGCCGTGTCAATTCCGGAACATTCGACGTGCCTTTGTTCAATACTCTAGAACCTGAGACACTTCTCTTTGATTCTTATGGGCACACTCAACGCCATACGTGGCGGGATGGTCTAGTCACCACTCCTCCGGTTGATTTAGAGATCAACTTGATCGAAAAGAGAGTTGTGTGGAATGGCGTTGTGTGTGGACACAACCACTTCTGGAGACCAGGTTTCGGTTGGCAACGTCTCTACATTGACGATCAGCAGACTCCAGTGTATAAAGGCTGGGACTTCAATTTGTTGACTCAGGTGTAGAATGCATCCCGATCTACCAAAGAAAAGCTCAGGCGACGCACTCAGCGCGAATCATGTGAATAAACTGAGTGAAGCCGCCGAATCGGCATTGCGATTCGTGCCTGGAGGAGGGCTACACGGTGCGCCTGAGCAGGTGGTAGCTCCTGCTCCCTTTGTTCAGAGAGTCATGGAGGTGGTTTCGGGGACTTGTGACTGGGAGGGAGATCCCGCATTCGCCGACCAATACAGCAACGATCAAATCTACCAAATCCGTCCTAAATTCTATGAATCGACACTAGGGCGATGGGTCATCAATGAAGAAGAAGGCCCGTACTGTCTGGACGCCTCTGCAGTCAATCAAATCTATGCGGTAGGTAGTACCTTAGTCGCGTACTATGATCCCCAGAGAGGAGCATTTATTCCCGTTGTATCCGGTTCAAGCGGAAGTGAGACTATTCACTTCGAGATCATTGACATCGGAAAAGACTTAGGAAAGAATGCCACTGGGTGTGATTTTGTTGAGGCTGTAGTCACTCAGATTACGTGCGGCGGCGGTACTGTTGCTGTCGGTGACGAGGTGAGGATCTGGGATCCGGAATACTGCCACTTCAACATTCCTCGAGATTTGTTAATTGGGCTGCACGGTGTTGCCAATAAGATGGACAACCCCATCTCTGCTTATGATCTTGACCAGTTGGTGGATTGCCAGTATCAAGTCTTAGCAGAAGGTGATTGTCGTTGGCTGGTTGAGCATCTAAGTTGTGCTGAGCAGTACAACATTCTCTAGTGCGGCGGCGTAGTGTTTGGCGGATAGATTAAGAACATGCCACAGCCGAATTATTTGATAAACGCCCCAGATGAATCTGATACACCTGACAGATTCAATCGCTCGCCTAGATGCCAAGATCATCGAGACGGAGTGCGTACCGGATACTCTGATTCTTGCTGTTGCTGTAATCCGTGTCTCTATTATCAGGTGCTCGACTCGGTCATTGGTCCTGAACACTGCTGCCAGTGCAATCCTCGAATGATTGTAGCGCGGTTTGATCCTGATGATCCTGCCGATCAGTGCTGTCGATACGAGATTATCCCTATGTTCTTGGGAGTGTTGGTTGGATCGGATGACCCAGGGCTAAACCTAAACGATTATGTGGTACTGTACACTGGCACCGTGGCAGGCATCACTATTGAGGTCACGCTCACTACCTATCCACTGAATAGTGAAAGTCAGTACGATAGATCGTGTTACTGGACCATCAAGATTGATCAGTTAGGTATCAATGAGAGGATCGAAATTGATCACCAGGTTGTCACGTGTCTTGGTGTTCCTGCAATTGAAGTTGAGAACGTGACGGCTTATGAAAGCTGTACCGGTACTCTGTCTCTTTCGAATTTCGAAGCAGAGTTGGTGCCATTTCAGTATCGACAATTTCCTTCTTCGTTCGATCGAGGAGATCCAGAGTCTCTTTTGGTTGATGTACCTGAAATGGAGTGCATTGACTGTGATTGGGATGCTGAAACTTCAGTTGGTCAAGTACCTCGGTTTCTGTGTCTTTTCGGAGTCAAAGAGCCGTACTCGGCAGGTGGATTTGAATCAGCTCGAATCAAACAAGAATTCGAGTGGGATTTTGATTATCTCCAGACTTTGGTTGATAATCCTCTTCAGGGTGAATTTTACGCAGGGGATGTCAATCCTCCTCGGTATCTAGTGACTAAGGTTTTGGGTCGATGGAGATCACCCCTCTACAACACTACCACAGGAAAAGTCACTCGGATAGATTACATCTATCTTTGCCAGGACTACACTGAGTACGATTCAGTGTACGGTGATACTATTGTTCGTTGTGATCTTCGTACAGACTTCAAAACTCCTCCTGGATTCAGAGTTTACGATACGATTGCAGATGACGGAACAATAGACGAGCACGGGGAGATCTTTCCGATCATACCGCTATCATCTAGTGGATCTTGTGGTTGCGGCTTAGAGCTGACGGTGTTCTCTGATAAGAATTTTGATCCATTCCGCTCACCGCACTTTAAGCTTACTTCAGGCCGATGTCAGTGCTATCAGCATTTTTGCGGAGATTCTTGCCGGTGCCTCCCGAAATATCTTTGCGGAATGTTCTACGATGAGAATGGTGATTTCTGGTACAACATACTCTTCACCTGGAATCCTACTCGCAAATCGTACCAGTCAACAGGCGGTGCCCAGAATAATGGTGATGAGTTATCGACGTCTCTTGAGATTCGGTTGCAGAATATCTACGGTGAGTGCTGGTTGACATGGGAATACTCCGGTGAGTATGCAGCCTTTGATATTGAGCCTCAGCAGATTCAGTGCACTTTGCAACCGCTGCTGTCAGCAACTTTTTACGGATATTCGGATGATCGTGCAGTGTATCTGCATGTTCATCCAGCATTCGAGGGTAACTGCGAAGAACTGATCGTTTGCAATGAGGCTACTCCATGCGCCACCAACTGCGGTTCGCACCCCAAGGTTCTAATTGCTTCTCTTTGGGCTGGTAATCCGCCAGGTGTAGGCGAGCCGGGGTTTTACTCCAGTTGTGCAATCGATGTCACCTTGGTCTACTATGAAGAAGTATTCATTCTCGGAGACGCTGAAATTGAGATCGGCTGCGGTTATCGTGGATTTCATGTGCTTGAGTGTATAAACTTTCTAGGAGACCCTGAATACCTTCTACTTTCTTTTAAATACAAGAACGGTGTGTTGACTATTGATCAATCAGGAGTGTCTCCTCGGCCTGGTACTGGTGGTAGTGAAATGTGGGAGATGGCCTACGAGACGTGTGATCCTTATTACAGCCACTTCTATGCCGAGTACCCAGGTCCGTCTGAAGTGCTCTGGTGTTGTGGAGAAACTATTCAGGCCGTCCAGATTGTCATACTTGAGGCTTGATTGACTGATGGCATCCTGCAGTGACATATTCCAAAAAGACACATATCCATGGAAAGTCTGCATGGGTCAGACAAAAATGGATCGAAAGAAAGTAGCGGCTTATCGTTCTCGACTAGGTGTCGACGAATTTGATCTGAAAGAGAGTGGTGGATCGGTAATTTCAGGCACGCCGGAGCAGCAACCAAAGCCAAGATTAGTTTTTCATGGCTACTCTAAAGATACAGCAGTTTCCGAATTTGAAGATTTGGCAGCTCAATTTCAATTTGGTCCTGGTACTGAATTGAAGAAGATCTTACAGAAATTCGGTGTGCCTCCGTGCGCTGACTGTGATAGTCTGGCGTTGGTGATGAATCAGTGGGGGCCTGGTGTCTGTCGGCAGAGAGTTGAAGATCTTGTCGATGATATGCTGCCTCGGGCTGTTACGTGGATGTCTCAAGAGCATCCGTGGGCCCATCGATTGCTCAAAGGGGTTGTGGAAAAATCAGCCATTAAAATCACTCTCCGCAAGTACATCCATCAAGCCATTGATGCGTATGTTAAGAGTGTTGAGAATGGAACTCAAAACGAAAAGAATCACCGCGAAGCTCGGCTAAAGCAGATTCGACTTCAAGCCTCTCAGCCTCGTCGAAAGAAAGGCGGCTGCTCTGGATGCGGAGGTGGTAAGCGGGCCCGAAGAGTATCTGGTTCGAGTAAACCTACATTAGGCAGAGGAGTTAGACCTGACATCTCAAATCTTACGTTCTCGACTGCCTTCGGGAGATATGCTGATACCGGTCATAAAGATGTGAAGGATGTTAAGTCTACTCCATTTGATGGAGAAACTATCAGGAATCTGATCTACCACATCTACCCAACTGGTCCTCATTGGAAATGGAATCTTGATCAGTTGATACGGCACATTGATCAATTCAATGGACGGAGAATTGTAGGTATTGCTGTAGACAATGAGTCTGCTTCTGCAGATGAAGTCCGTAGGTATCTTGGAGGACATGTCTACGAGTATATGGTGTTCAAGAATTCTAAGAATTTCGGTGAGATGACTTCTTTCATGCCGTTGATTCAGCAGCTAGAGACACGGGATCCGAATCACATCACATTTCGAGGACACGCAAAAGGCGTTTCGCAGGTCACCAAAGTAGTACCGCACATCATGGGTTGGGTGGAAATGTTGTACACCACCAACCTCGGTGACCCTGGGTTGGTAGAAAGGCAATTGCGATCGAATGCTGTTACGGGTGCTTGCCGAAAATGGGATTTATTTTATAAGAGCAGAAAGACACTCTCGTATTCAGGTTCAATGTATTGGTTTCGGAACCACTGGTTGTATTCTCGATCTTGGCAGTCTGTTGTGCTTGCTCGATGGGGGTGCGAAGAATACCCAGGTAGATTGTTTCGGCCAGAAGAATCAGCTGTCACCTGCTTAGACAACACAGGATCGATGTATTCAGCGGCCTACTACCGGGATAAGGTGCTTCCGACGTATGAAAAATGGCTAGAGGCGCGCGGCATGAGCCTCTCTGATCGAAAGCTACCTAAAGGAGTGAAGGCGTGATTATCGGTCCTGATTTTGTGATTGGCCATATCGGTAAAACTGGAGGAGATGCTGCGAAGCAGTATACAGAAGCTCTTCGACCGAAAGGAGTGCACTGGTACGCAATCACCAACCCAGACAAACACCTGCCGCCGCACCAAGTGGTAGATCTGGAGGCCCATGATCTGGTTCTCACTTTTCGTCGGCTGCCGTCAATGGTGTTATCTTGGTTTCATCATTTCGGATGGCAAAGGACTCGATTTGATTCTAAGAGTGAAATGGTTGCTGCTATGGTCGAGTTTACTCGACCAGATGAAGTATTGAAAGAATTTGTGTCTGAATCAAAGCGCATTCCCTACTTCATTCGGTGCGAAAATCTTTTTGATGATTTGATAGAATTCTATCAGGCAAAAGGCGTTCTGGTTCAAACCCTGCAGGCTGCTCGGTTGTTTGAAGGAATCGAGACAAAACCAAAGCGTCAGTATCAACATCGAATTTCAAGCTGGTTCTCGTCTGGCCAATTGAAACAACTATATCAGAATAATCCACTTTGGTCAGAGTACGAAAATCGGGTGTACGGTTATCTGGTGCGGTAGTTCTTCAGAATGGCTCGAATATGAATTCCAAACAAAAACAAAATCGAACTGAGCTGCTGCAGAATTACTGCCAAAGCCATCCAGATATCGATGAGCGGACTCGATCTTCTTTGAACTCAATGCTTCTGAGGTACACACGATATCCACAAGCAAAGAGTGCCTTTGGCAGGCTCCCTGTACACTCGATGGCTGTAATGGATTTTGGGTGCGGAGTCGGGGACTATGGGTACATCGCTCTCAAGTACGGCCACAAAGTCACGTTCTTCGACAACAACCCAGAGATGATTCGATTTGTCCGTTGGAGGATGGAAGGTATGGGCCGGAAAGCCGAATACAGCACAACTCAACCTCATTTCAGAGAATTTGATGCAGTGGTATTCGGTGAAGTTCTTGAACATCTAGAATCGCCTTTGGCGGTGATCACTGATGCTCTTCAGCATGTGGAATTCTTAGTCACCTCAAGCTACCCGTTGCCTCATTCAGACGAGTACTGGCAGCATCCAGGACATACAAAATCAGCCAGAAAGGAATCGTCAGAATGTCTGAAGCTGCTTCGATCAAAGTGCTATGAAATTAAAGGGCTTCAGCAGCTTCGAGTTTGGGCTGTGAGGTGATTCAGTGTTGACTTTGATTACACCGACGGGAGATCGACCGGAAGCGTTTGCGCTTTGCGAGTATCTGATGTCTCGGCAGACCTGCAAGGAAGATCGCCAGTGGATTGTGGTGGATGATGGGAAAACCCCCACAGTACCCGTCTTAGGTCAAGATTACATTCGACGCACTCCGCATCGGAGTGATCCTTCGCACACCTTAGCCACCAATCTGGCGGTTGCTTTACCAAGAATCAAAGGAGACCGGATCGTCATTATCGAGGATGACGATTACTACTGCCGAACATACCTCGAAACTATGCTCCAGAATCTCCAGAAAGCTGATTTGTGCGGAGAACGAGGAGCCAAATACTACCACATTCAGAGCCGGAGGTGGTACTTTTGGTCGGACCACCAGCACGCCAGTCTATGTCGAACTGGATTTACCCGAAAAGCTCTCAAGGCTTTTGAAGGCACTTTGAGTAGTCTTCCTCGAGGCGACTGGAAAGTTGACATGGCTTTTTGGAAGCGATTTCGTGGAGCACGGAATCTCCGGGACTCAACTACCAGAGGCAGAGCTTCTTGTGTAGGTGTGAAGGAACTTCCTGGTCGAGCCGGAATCACACATAAGCCGAATCGTCGTTCTCGGGATGATTCTAATCTATCAAAATTCAAAGAATGGCTCGGAGAAGATTGGTCTTTGTATCATCGGTTTGTCGATGATTCGCCTGTCAGCAACATCGTAATCTATACCTGCTCTTTTGGTGGCTATGATAAAATCAACACAGCGGTGCCAGGAGTGAGGTGCGTGGTGGTCACCGACAATCCTAATCTGAAAGTCCCTAGAGGCTGGGAACTTCGAGTAGTCCCTGTATCAGAGCAGGCGTCCACACCGAAACAAGCGAGTCGGTACTGGAAAATGATGTCCCATGAATTGTTTCCCAATCGCCCTACTCTGTACGTTGACGGAAATGTTCGTCTGAAAAAGAATCCAGTCGATCTCCTTCGGCAGATATTGTATCAATCGCAAGGCTCACCTGAAATCATACTACTGAAGCACAATCGAAGCAGGACTGTGAGAGATGAGCTAGAAACTGTGGTTCGTATCGGTTTCGCTGATTCGTCTGTAGGAAATCTTTCAGTAGTCCAAGAGAGCTTGGACAATCCTGTTGCGTGGGGAGGATTCATTTATCGGAGACCTTCGAGTGGGACAGAGGCATTCAATCGTATCTGGTGGGATTTATTTTCGAAAGGAGTGCAGAGAGATCAGCTAGTTCTGGTAACTGCACTTGATAGATCTGGAGTAGTCTACACAATATCAGGACAGCCAATTCCATTCTATGGAGAAACGTCGCCGTGGATGGATGTGGTTTCCCATCGGCTTCAGAGGTCAAAGGTGTAGATTGTGTCCGAGGATCCGCTAATCATCGTAGACCGCCAGAAGAACCCGACACACGCTCTGCGTAATCTCTTATCAGGCGGATGTGCGTTTTTGGTTTGCGGAGGCCCGTCTAGTAATCAGCTACCCCTCGAGAAGTTGAATTCTCGAGGGGTATTTTCAATGGCAGTGAACAACATGGCTGGGCATCGTTCACATCGACCATCTGCGTTTGTGTGCGCAGACCCTCCTCGCAAGTTTCATTCTGGGATTTGGCTGGATCCTGGTATTTTGAAATTTCTTCCGATCGTGAAGATGACGAAATCTCGAGGTAGGTTGAGACAGAAAAAAGATGGATCTTTTTCTGATTTAACGGATGAAGCTGCGGCACTCCAATTCATCACAGACATGCCTAACGTCTGGGGCTTTGAGCGTAGAAACTGGATGCGTCCAGACGACACGTTTTTTTCAGATGAAGGAGCTGCGTGGGGCAATCTTAATGCAGGCGTGATGAGAACAGGCGAACCAAAAACTGTGTGTACTATGCTCTTGGCACTTCGATTGCTCTACTATCTAGGCGCTCGGACTATTTTCTTGATTGGTGTAGATTTCCACATGGACTCGGCTTTGCCTGAGATTGGAAACTATGCGTTTGAGGAAAAAAGAGATGCAGCAGCGATTTCATCGAATAACTCGCAGTACCGAATTGTCAACTCTTGGTTGAGTTCCATGCAGGGCGACGGTGTGTTTTCTCGGGCCGGATTGAGAGTGTTCAATTGTTATGAATATTCTGGATTGAGAGCCTTTCCATTTATTCCGTTTCAAGATGCCTTGACGTACGCACTCAGAATGATGCCGCCGCTGCCGTTTGATTTGACCGGGTGGTATAATTCTACAGACAAGAAAGACTCCAGCGATGACTGACATTACTCGAGCCTACGACTGGGAAGAAAAAATCTGGGGAAGAACGTGCCGGCAGCCTGTTTCTGCTCTTAAGGATTCCGAAGAGAGAGCAGGAATCAAGTATTCCTTAGTCATTCAAGAAGGTGGATGTTGCTCGTTCCATTATCATGCAAACCGAAGTAATCGATTCGAAGTCACTTCTGGTGTGCTTCGGGTTGTGTGGGCTATCGGTTGGGAATTGTTCCATCGAGACCTCCGAAAAGGCGACTCACTGCTAATTCGAGCAAACATCCCTCATCAATTTCAGTGCTTACGAGGAGAATCCTACGCAAAAGAAATCTATCTACCAGATGGAGGAGGCGTAGATGTGACTGATATTGTGAGGATGACTACAGGCGTGAAGCTGGATTCGAAATCAGAAAGATTTCGGACTCTCGTAGAGCGGCCTTGTGTTGTTTTGGCTGATGGTTCTTTCAGGACACCAATCAAAGATGATTGAGTACACAACTGTTCTTGGTGTCGATAGAAAGCATCTATGCCAACTCAAGCTGGCTTGGCCTAATTGGTGTGAGCAAAAACCGTCGATTTTGAAAAATCGATTGGTGATTTTCTACGACGCTGGAGAACCTGTTGATTTGGCTCTTCGTCGAGATATCCTGAAGATCGTCGAAGAACACCCTTTCTTCACCTTGATACCGTGGGGCCATGGAACTCAGTACCAAGGGGAAGTCGGATCCCGATGGCATGATCCTCAGCGGCACAAGATGCTCGCTGGATTTGTTCATGTGCCTGCGGCTTATGTATCGACTCCATATTGGTTGAAGCTCGATCTTGATACGATTGCAGATGGGATGGATGACTGGGTTGATCCAAAATGGTTCGAGAACAGTCCTGCGATAATCGCCCATCCATGGGGATACACAAAGCCAGCGAACCAGATGCTTCTACTTGATGAGTGGTCGGTCAGGCATCATCAAGTTCTGTCTGATGATTTTGTAGAGCCGAGACTCAACTTGGTTCCAAAATCAGAATCATCTGGAATGGTGAAGCACCGCCGTATCATTTCTTGGTGCGGCTTTTTCGATACAAATTTCACTCGGCGTGCTGCTTCTTCGGCTGACATTACCGAAGGGTATCGTCAAATCCCAGTACCTTCTCAGGACGGATATCTGTGGTACTATGCAACACGATGTGGACTGCCTGTTCTTCGAGTCAATATGAAGTCTCGTGGCTGGCACCATAAGTCGAATCTGTCTGGAATGAAGCGGGCAATCGAAGAGATTTAAGTTATTAGCAGTAGTGGACGCAATGGGTAAAAATCGATCTGGAAATGCTGTTATTCAGTTCTGCGAAAAGATTGAATGGCAACCGAAAACAGTAATCATCGCAGGTGTCGGTGTCCGCGGAACAGAAGTAGAGCTGATGCGGCAGGCATGGGATGATTGTGAGATTTACGGTTTTGAGCCGAATCCTCTAACGTACCAATCATGGGTGAGACGGGAATCAACTTTTCCTGGGATGTTGATAAACTCAGCTCTTGGAGCCTTCGAGGGTTTAGCGACTCTGCGGTTTCGGCCTCAGCACAAAGACGGTGGTAGCTTGGCTGGTCTTGCAGAAGGGCCGTCGGCTTCAGCTACAGTCGACGTAGCCACTCTGAATTCTTTCTTTCGAAGATTCGAAAAAGCACAGGGCTTAGAAGAATGTCTTCTTTGGCTTGATTGCGAGGGGTCTGAGCATAGAATTCTACAAGGACTCATCGGGGAAGGATTTGAGAAAAAGATACCGGTTATCAATGTTGAGATGACTGGGATCCCACCAGCAGACGGCTGGGCCGAACCAGTCCAGATCCATACCTGGATGCGGGATTTTGGGTACCACAGGCGGTGGGTACACACCACCAGAATTAACCGTGCTCAATACGATGCGATCTATGTGAGGAATGATAGGAACTTCAATCCAAGGATTCGAATGTGGTGATGGTAGAAGACAAACCGACAGTCTCGGTCAATTATCTCATGAGCGGGCCTGCTCATCTGCCGTATTTGGTTGTGAGTTTGTTCACTCTTCGGAGATGGTGGGATGGTCCGATTCGGCTTCATGCTTGGGATGAGTCTATCGACATCGTTGATAAGATTGCCGAAGACAAACGATTGAGCATAACCAAAGTACATCGTCGAGAACCTGAGCTACGACGAAAAGATGGAATGGGCGGCAACTCGCAGTTCGCTGATAAAATCCGAATGATGCAGGGAGTTCCAGATACTGCTGCGATCTACCTTGATGCAGACACCATGGTCACAGGTAGCTTGTCTGATTTGGTTATTCCGTTAATCGAAGATGGTATCGAAGAATTCGCAGGGACACAGTTCAACAATTGGCGCACCAATTCAGGAGTCGTGAAAAAGCGTATCCAGAGACTTGAAGGTCGGCAATCGGTTAACCAAAAAGCAGTAGAATTGCTGCTGAATAACCCAATGCCTTCTGTCAATGGTGGTGTGTTTTCGTGTTATCCTCGGACCGAGCTTCTTGCTAAGTGGTATGAGTGGACGTGTGATTGCCGGGATCTCTTTATTGCCGACGAGACGGTACTCCACGCTGTCATGGCTGAGAGTTTCCAGACAAAATTCGGCATCGTAGCAGAAGGCACACACAACTCATCCCCGAGACACTCTCAGCTTCATCCGAATCAAGTCCATGTCTGGCATTTCCACGGCGATTCGAATGTTCGGCCGAACAAGAGTCCAAGAGGAGTAGATCTGTGGTGGCCGGTTTATCAGCAATGCCTGAAATGGAACATCGGCTACATCAATAACTGGAAAGATTCTTGCCGAAACAAGTGGATTCCAAAATTAGAAGAGGCGATGACCAATGGGTGAGCGTGCCACAAAGAATCCTGCATTTGATGCACTTCCGCACGAAAAGAACATTCCTGTCAATAAGACAGGTTGCAAGTTTACTCGGAGATGGTTCGAGCACCGCAACCAGAAGACTTGGTCGACTTTCTTGCTGGACAAGTTCAGCAGCAAAGAACCAGTCAACATGATTCAGATTGGGGTGTTCGAAGGCATGGATCTGCTGTGGTGTCTTCAGAATTTCTTAGGGCATGCCAGAAGTCGTGTGCTGGCTGTTGATCCGTGGGCGGCTACAAGAAAACTTGACGATGAAAAGATGGCTGCTGTCGAAGAAAGGGCTCGAGCCAATCTGGCTTCCTACGGAAAGAAAGTTGAGCTCGTTAAAGGTTACAGTGCTGAAGTTTTGAAGCAGTCTCTCGAGCAGACGGAAAGAGTCAAAGGGAAGTTGATTGAACCTGGGCAGTGGGATTTGGTTATTGTTGATGGTGATCACACAGACTTAGCTGTCTTGGCTGATGCACGACTAGCTCTACAGTTGGTGCGGTCAGGCGGTTGGATTGTCTTTGACGATGTCCGAAATGCACACCCAAAGAAAAATCACGTCTACGACGGACTTGAGATTTTCTTGTCACAAAGAGGACATGAAGTCAAAGAAGTTTGGCGGCATCGATACTGCAACTGCTACGAAAAACTTACCACCGAGGAGATCGAGTCAGAATGATCAATTACGAAAAATTCCAGTTCGCATCTCCTCCTCGAACCGGAACATCTTGGTTCATCAATCTTTGTGCCCAGGCTCAGATTGGAGCCGGTAATCCCGCCAAACATCTACCTCCACCGCCGACTTGGAAGAACGGCTGGGTGCTGTCTATCGTGCGGCATCCAGTTGATTGGGCGGTATCTATGTATTTTGCACTTCGTGGGGGAATGATTGCAGTTCCGGAAGTCGATGCTGTCAGTGCTGTGGCTCGGGAGTCCAGTGACATTCAGATTTTCTTGGAGAAGCTCTCAAAATCACCAGGCATTATTGAGACGGCTTTTGCTGCGTACCGAGCTGATTCAGTGATTCGGCTCGAAGATGTGCCTTGGGCGGCGATCGAGTTTTTGGTGTCGATGGGGTATTCAGAAAAAACCCTCAAAGCAATACCAAATCTCAATGAACCGAAAAATCGACTCAATCCAAAGGTACGTGCAGACGTACCAAAAGAACTCCGGAAGGCTGTAATTCAATCAGAATTAGCCTTTTGTGAAAGGTACGAGTATTTCTACTAGAGGCCGAAAATGCCAGCAGCCAGACGCATCTACATTCCAGCAAGGATGGACTCTAAACGATTTCCCGGTAAGCCGTTGGTCGATATTGCTGGCAAGCCTCTTCTTCGAAGGACCTACGACACGGCTCTGCTCTGTGGAGCAGACTCCATTCATGTGGTAACTCCTGATAAGGAGATCGAAGAGTACTGCCGAAGAAATGGCATACCAGTATTCTTTGATGATACTCAGCAGCACGCAAATGGCACGTCTCGAGTGATGGCAGCCGCTGCTAAGTTACATGCCGGTCCATCCGGAGTAGCTCCTGACGTTGTCATCAATTGGCAAGTCGATGAACCGTTGATCAATGCGTTTGATGTGCAAAGAATGATGGAGTCGAATTCTCATGTGATTTCGACTTTGGTGGCAGATAGACCATCTATATTCAATCCTGCATCATTGGTCACGGTTAGGGTTTCTAGAGGCTATTGCCGATGGTTTTCTAGGGTACCACCAGCTAATGATGCTCCGCAGCCTCTTGCTCACATCGGAATATATCGATTTTCTCGATGCATACCTAATCTCGGGGAAATAGACGACTGCCCTTGGGCCCAGCATGAGGACCTTGAGCAGCTTGCCTGGATTGAAAAAGGCTGGACGATTGAAGCTATTCAGTCCAAAGACGAATTTCCACCGCCATCAGTAAACACGCCAGAAGATGCTTCTGTGGTTTCTAGAATCTACGAAGAAGAAAATGATACTTGGCGTTGAGTCGAAAGACCGGTAATGGCTGTACCGCAGACCCTTGAAAAGTTGATTCGTAATCTGATAGGTGAACCAAGTACAGGCGCTGAGATTGGTGTCTGGAAAGGAGAGACTTCTGCCTATCTCCTTGAATCTTTTTCTGAGCTACAGATGGCTTTGATTGATCCATGGAAGGAATGGGACGAATCGTCATCGTATGCCAAGAGGCACCAACGAACTGGTAGATTAGTGGATTCGGAGTGGTCCAGTGTATACGACGAGTGTCTAAGTAGACTTGGGACCTATCTGCCTCGTCTGCGAGTCTATCAGATGGAATCAGAACAGGCAGCGAAGCTGCAATGGCGGCCGTTCGACTTTGTCTTCATCGATGCAAACCACACCTATGAATCTGTCAAGCAGGACATCAGTTTATGGATGCCGCTGACGACAAAATTGATCTGCGGACATGACTACGGTGGAACCTATCGTGGGGTGAAGAAGGCAGTTCTTGAGTTCTTTGATGAAAAAGACGTCATCGCCCCAGGGGATAGAATTTGGGCCGTTTTACTCCAATCTGAGCCTGGTTTGTTTCGGTCTTCTTCTGAGATTTCTGATTAGCAGAATTTGTCACTCAGTAATTCTGCGTCACCACAAATCAGAAATCTAATTAGATGGCAGTGTGCTGTCCTGCGGTACTCTGCCATCTTTTTCTTTGGTGTACACAGCAACGGAGGAGCAGTTTAGATGAGTACCTATCGACCTTCTTTGGAGATCGTTACACACTGCTGGAGCGGAGAAGAGGTTTCCGTCTATCATAATCTACTCGCCATGCAACTGACTAGTCTGTATCTTGAAGCCGACACATCCAAGATACAAGCGTCGATCACCGTGTGTGCGTCGTCTGCAGACCACCGCACTATCGAGGTCATTGAGTTCTTTTCTGATTTGTTTTATCTAGGGAAGCCTGATTTCGAAGTCCGTTTGTGCGCACTCCTTCCAGAAAAGTTGTTCCGGAGGGCTATCGGCAGAAATCAAATCACAAAAACCACCGCAGCTGATGTTGTTTGGTTTACCGACTGTGACTATCTATTCTACGGTGACAGTTTGCGGCGTGCGGTGGTTGCGTGCATGAATGCAGCAGTGCCTATGGTGTACCCGCAGCAGGTGCGCACGCACCGGACACATGCCTTAGGCGACCAATCGATCGAAGAGGCATCTAAGACAAGACTCTACCTTCCTCGGCAAGAAGATTTCTATCTACGAAAAATGAGTCGACCGATTGGAGGTATTCAGATTGTAAAAGGTTCGTGGTGTCGGGAGAAAGGGTATCTCGATAGTTCTGGATGGACTGAACCAGTGCAGTCAGATCATTTTCTGCAGTGTCGGTGTGATGTTGCTTTTCGTCGGCAAGCAGGAATGGACTCGGCTTCCAGAGATATTCCTGATGTGTATCGAGTGCGGCATTCTCGATGCGGCAGGGACTGCGGAAAAATCAATCATGGAGATAAAGAATGAAGTGGATTAAGACTCTGTGGGTTCGGTGTCTTTTGTGGGCGGTGGAGCAGGCAGAGGAAGCCAAAAAAGAATGCGAGCCGGATGACTTGCTCGAAGTCCGGTGTGTCGGAGATTTAAGTAAAAGAGAAAAAGTGCAACCGATTTTGGTAGGTGGTATTGGATTGCTGAGGTGCCGAAGAGAGGATGGAACTGAGCGATTAATTCGCCGGTCGCAGGCCATTGACTCTGCTGCGTTTGATCAGTGGGTTCATCATTTAGGTGGAGTGCCTGAGTGCCGCTGGGAAGGTACTCAATAAAAATTTGAATTTTACGGTTTTGGGTTGTACCTGCGGTAGGCTGCTGCTACCTTGCGTGATGTTACGGATGTTACATCGATAGCCTTTAGCTCAGTGGGGTGCAGCATGGCCGATGAATCAACAGCGGAAGCGTACGAGAGGCACGAAGGTTTCCTCAAAGCAGTATGTCGGCAGTTTGTCACACAACGTGGTGGAGACTTTGATGAGGCACTCGGCGAAGCTCGTTTGAAGTTCTTGGAGGTTTGGAGGACTTTCGACCCAGATTTAGGTATTCCTTTTGAGGGATATCTAAAGGTGTGTGTTACTCGGCGGCTTCGGGATTTGAGAAATGCAGAGCTTCGCCGAAAAAGGGTGTGGGGTACCAGTTGCACACAACCAGCCACTGAAACAGGCTTGACTATCGCGGATATGGCTGAGGACTACCGCTCGTCAGAGTTTTTCGATGCGGTCGCTTTTTGTGCTGGGTTTGAGAGCAGGTTGACCCAGACCAGCAAATCAGCAACGATGCTGAAACGCCGATTGCTTGAGGTGCTGGTTCAGTCTAAGGTGCCTCTCGATTCTGCTGGCTGCCTGCTTGCAGCCGTTCAACCTTTACTGGCTGCTCGAGGTCTTTGATGCACGTATGTTCTTCGGTGGAATTGCTGGACTACCAATCCGAGGGAGTCGAGCTGATCAGTGAGTACGGCGGACGAGTGCTTCTTGCTGATGAGATGGGGCTCGGTAAGACCGTCCAGGCTCTGGTGGCGGTTGCGCGTAATCCTGATTGGCAGCCAGTTCTCGTAGTGTGTCCCGCGTCCGTGAAATACCACTGGGCTCGAGAAACGCTAAAATTCACAGGAGTGCGTCCTCGGATCTGCGAAGGACAGAAACCACCAGATGTGCAAGATTTTCTTTGGCATTTGCCGGCTGTTGTTGTCATCAATTATGACATCTTGGATTACTGGGTTCCGCTCCTCAAAAAGGTGAAATTCCAGACAGTAGTGTTTGATGAGTGCCAATCACTGCAGAATCCAAAGGCAAAGCGAACCAAAGCCGCCCGAAAATTATGCCGCTCAGTCAGTCAAATTCTAGGACTAAGCGGAACTCCACTGAACAATCGCCCAAGAGAGCTCTGGTCCATTTTGAATCTTTTATGGCCATCGGAGTTCCCGAATCTTTCATCGTACCAGATGTCCTATTGCGGTCCTAGGCTTCGTCCTTGGGGCTGGGACTACAATGGATCATCAAATCTAAAAGAGTTGAATCAGCGTTTGGTTTCTCTTGGGATGGTACGGCGGCGAAAAGCAGACGTACTTAAATCTCTGCCGCCTAAAACCAGGAGAATGCTTCCTCTTGATCTGACTGATAGAGAAGAGTACAAGCAAGCTTCGACAGATTTTCTGGGTTGGATGAAGAAAACTCACCCAGAAAAAGAGAAGAAAGCCAAAAAAGCGGAGCAGGTTGTCAAAGTCGGGTACTTGATTCGTCTAGCTGCTCGGTTGAAGATGAAAGCAGCCGTCGAGTGGATTAATCAGTTTCTTATTGAAACTGATGAAAAGATCATCCTCTTTGGAGTGCACAAAAAAGCCCTGGACGTGCTTCAAAGAAGAGTCAAAGGCAAATCAGTTCGGGTCGACGGCGGCGTAACAGGTAAGCATCGCCAGGCTGCAGTTGATCAATTTCAGATGGATGAAAAAACTCGGGTGTTCATCGGTAACATCAAAGCAGCTGGTGTCGGTTTGAATCTAACTGCTGCGTCAACTGTTGGGTTTGTCGAACTAGGATGGAGACCGGCGGACTTACTTCAGGCTGAAAACCGGCCGCACCGAGTTGGTCAGATTAATCCAGTGACAGTGTGGTATTTGGTTGCAGGTGGTACGATTGAAGAGAAGCTGTGCAAACTACACCAAAAGAAGCAAACGACTATCGATTCAATTTTAGACGGAGAGGCGGTAGTCGATAGCTTTGATCTGTACGATGAGCTCATTGCTGAGCTGGAAAAGAAAGTGCAATCGTGACTACATCGAGTAGCAGCAAGTTGAATTCCAGCGATAAAGTCCAGATGAACTTTCGATCAGTTCCTAGAAAACTGAGAGACGAGTTCAAGGCTCTGTGTGCGATAAACGGCACCACAATGCAATCGGCCGTTATCCGCATGATGCAAAAGGCTGTCGACGATCAGCGAGAATCCAAATGATCCAGTCATTGACTGATATCCTCGATACGCACCGAGTTGACTACCGAAGGCAGGGCCAGCACCATCACGCAACACGAGGAAGAGTGTCTGTCGATTGTCCTTGGTGTTCTCCGGGGAGCCGTAGATATCGATTAGGACTCGGATTACACGTTCCTTCTGCAAATTGCTGGACATGCGGCAAAAAGGACTACATCGAGTCGTTGGTTCGGCTGATTCGGCAAAAGCGTCAGCAAGTCAAAGAGCTTGTGCTTGGTTTGCCGCAGATCAGGCAATATGCAAAGAGTGAAGTTCACGGAACACTGGAAGTTCCTTCTGGGTTGCTTGGAATTCGAGACATTCCAGCCTATTGGAATTATCTGAAGTCGAGGAGGTTTGATCCCGCTGAAATTGAAACCTACTGGGGAGTCAAAGGGACCTGTCCAGGAAAAGATCTTCAGTGGAGATTGTGGATACCGATCACTGATAAATTCGGTCGGACGGTGTCTTGGACGACACGATCGGTTGGATCAGAGGAAACTGCCGCCCAGAAATATATTTCAGCGAGTCCTGAACAAGAAGGGATGCCGCATAAACATCTGCTATATGCAGAACAGTACGCAGTCAACACTATCATCATCGCAGAAGGGCCGATTGACGTGTGGGCAATCGGCCCAGGTGCAGTAGCTACATTTGGCAGCACCTTTACTGCTCAGCAGATAGCCAAGGCCGCGGCCTACCCAATTCGGGTGGTGTGCTACGACAATGAACCAGAAGCTCAAAAGCAAGCTCGTTCATTGTGCCGAGATCTTTCAGCTCTGCCTGGGATTACTGAAAATGTGATTCTAGAATCTGGAGACGATCCCGGATCTGCCGATGAAGAAGAAATCCTGGAACTCAGAAAAAGGTTCGGGCTATGAAACAGATTGAACGCGCAGAGCGGGACCGTGAATTATGCGAGGCGGCATCCAGAGAAGGAGCGAAAGCTGCGGCGGCGAAGTTTGATCTGAGTTTGAGTCAGGTGTACGCCATTTGCCGTCGCCGAGGAGTGCCGATCGCTCCAAGTCGAAAAACCGAAACGGAAGTCGATGCCTATTTAGCTGAGGAATTGTTGATTCTCCGTCGACTCCTTCGCGGAGAATCTGGCCGCACGATAGCAATCGAAATGGGGATCACTCACTATCGAGTACAGCGAATTCTGCGAATAGCTCGTGGTGTGGGGTTTTCCTTCGGATCATAGAATAAATTTGTTCTGTTTTGGTTGAGATTGCGTGTCTCATCCTATATTGTGTTGCACAGACAAACGAAAACGAGTGTTTTCGTTGCACAGCAACGCACCAGAAAGGATGAGAAGCAATGGCTCACGAAATCGAAAAGACAGACAATGTTGTACTTCACCGTCAAGCTGCATGGCACGGCCTGGGCGTTGTAGTCGAAAAAGCACCAACTCCGCAGGAAGCCTTGTCGATTGCTGGGCTGGACTGGAAGGTCACCCAGAAGGCGATGTACACTCGACTGAACGATGGGTCGAAGTACGTTTTTGAATCCCACGTTGCAAATTTTCGAGAAGACACCAATCACCAACTTGGAGTAGTCTCGTCGAACTACCGTCCTGTTCAGAATGTCGAAATGGCTGAATTCTGTGAGGCACTCAGTGAAGTGTCTGCAGCAGAAGGCGGAGAACCAGTTCTGTGTGAAACTGCTGGCAGTGTCCGCAATGGCCAGCGTGTGTGGTTCCTCCTCAAAGGCGAGACATTCCAGGTGGCCAGGGACGACGAGATTGTTCCTTACATCCTGGTCAGCAATGGGCATGACGGGAAATCCAGTTTTCGTGTCACACCGACAACAGTGAGAGTGGTGTGCAGCAACACTCTGCACTCTGTGATACCGAAATACGATACCGGTAAACTGGTAGACGCTGCGATTTCTGTTCGACACACACAGAGTGTCTTGGGGAGGATCGAGGAAGCTCGACTCGCGCTGAGAGCGTACAACGATCGGATGAAGAAGACCGAAGACTTGATGGGTCGGTTGTTTGAGTATCAAGTCAACACGGAAAAGATGACGCAATTCTTTTCAGAATGCTATGCTAGGGATTTTGGAGAAGTCTCTACTAATCCTCAGACAAGAAAAGAAAAGAATGCTCGAGATCGAGCAGTGAGTGCCTTCCAGTCATTTACTCGTCGATTTGATGATGAACGGGAAATTGCAGGCGCCAGCCTGTGGTGTGCTCTGAATGCCTACAGCGGAATGGTCCAGCATGACAAAAAAGCTCGAGGCAAAGACGATGAGTCTCGAGTCTGGAAGCGAGTCGACTCCAATCTCTTTGGGTTGAATCAAGCTCGTACCCAGCACGCGCTAGCCAATGCAGTTCAGTGGTTGGTGCGTGGTTAATCCGCACCATTTCTACCGAATCTGGGTGGATTTGCTCGATTTACAGTAAACTGCCCAGGTTCGGTGGGTTGGTACCGCAGGCACCGACGTATACCGTTGGCAGTTCAGGTCGATTCGATTGCTTGGCACCTCTCGAATTGATAAATTTGCCGAATTTCGCATTGCGAGTCCATTCATGGACGTACTAAAACAGAACATCCCGCTCGGATACGGCTTGTGCGAAGGCCTGGCACCGACGGATTCCTTGCCCGCTGACATGTGCCAAGATGTCAGCGGGTTTTTCTTTGGTGAGGCAGATTATGATCGATCATGCTAGGCTAGATGAGTCTCAAGCCGAAAGAACACCCGGGTCGGTTTATGACACCGAGACCAATAGTGGAAAAGGTGTCTGGGTGCGTGAGATGTACTGCAAATTCATGGGTGGGCTCTCAGGTGGAGTGGTACTTAGCCAGCTGATGCATTACTCTTGCCGATTCGGTAAAGGGCATGATTGGTTCTATCGGTGCACCAAAGATTGGGCGGCGGATACGTTCCTCAGCGAAACTACTATCCGTAAATTTCTCAACAAACTACAAGATCTCGGGTTTGTGGAGATTCGAACAGAGACCACGAGCACCGGCGGTAAATTAAACTGGTACCGAGTCAACGAGGCCCATGTGCGTGAGTCTGTTGGTGAGTTTCTTGTAGAGTCTGGATATGCTGATAGGGATTCTGTAGATTTGTCCAGCACCACAAAACTACGGGTTGGTATACAACCTTGCGCTGAAGCAACCCGTAATATTACGCCACCAACCCGTAATATTACGGGTGGCACAATATACAAAGAAAGTGATAAAAGAAACAAAGGCACAGGGACGCAAAGGGTCAGGTCCTTCGGCCCTTCCCTTGGTGCGTCGCCTGAGTATCATTCTCCGGGATACGCAGGATTTGAAGTGGTGGAAGAAGAGTCAGAGCAAGCAGCATCACCAGAAGACGAATGGGCGGCTTCTGCATCAAAGAAACTCTACGATGCGCTTGCTCAGAAAAATCGCATCACCAAAGTACCATCATTGCACCGATGGGCTCAGCATTTTCTTCGATTACTGAGAGCTCCAAATAATTCGATTGAGCTGATCGATGAAGTTCTTAGTTGGTACATCGATGGACTCGTGTCTAACGAACATGACCAGTTCACTCCTCAGGTGTTTGCGGCGGTTTCGTTTGTTGAGAAATTTCCAAAGCTGCTAACCTGTTACGAGAGGCAGTCAAGCAAAAATAGAGAAGGTTTTTCGACAGCTGAGCTGGTGAAGCAGGTTTGCGCTGACCAAGAAGCAAGAGCAGCAGCTCGAAGACGGCGACAAGAAGAAGCTGACAGACTTCAGGAGCAGGAGTGAGTTATGCAAGAAGGTTTGCTTGAGAAATCAGAAGAAGTTGCTGCTCGTGTTGAGTTGATGAGATTTTGGTTCCGGATGACCGGAAAGAAAATCGAAGAGACGGGCGATGTGATTCGGGTTCTGAGGTTGTTTGAGGACGTACCTACAAACATTCTGTCTCAGGCAGTTGACGTTTACCTGAGAGAGTTTGATTTCTTTTCTATCAAGAAACTTTTTGATGTGCTCGACGATGGAGTGTTCCAGAAAGAATCAGAAAAAGAACCTCCACTGATGGGCGTAGAGGATCGAGTGCGACGATTTGAAAAGCAGGATCGAGAAGAGATGGGGATGAGTGAGCAGGAGTACATTGAGTTCAAGAAATCACAGCCTGAGTATCATTGTGCAGGTTGTACCAAGGACGAAATCGAGCAGTACGGGCTCAGATGAAAACGCAAAGATTCTCAGATGGATCTGATGTTCGTCAGATACTGTCAGCGATGGTTCAGGATCCAGTTGTCTGCTCGCGGATAGCATCTCACTGGGATGATCGATCTGGGCTGTTTCAGTCTAGGTGGGCGAATTTGATTGGGTGGTGGTGTGTCAAGCATCTCAAGAAATACGGACAGCCGCCTAATGAGAATATTCAAGTCATATTCGAGAGGTGGGTAGAAACATCGACTGCAGATGAAGAAACGATTCAGGCTGTTGAGCGGTTTTTGGTTGATTTGTCTGAGACAGATGTCAAAGGGAACCAAGATTACATCTTGGATTTAGCGGAGAATCATTTCTGCAAGGTGGTCGCAGAAAGGGAGTACGAAGAAGCGGGAGCAGATCTCAGTCAAGGTTTGCACCGTGAAGCTATCGATCGGATGAGAAATCTTCCGTCGTTGAGTTTGAAGCCTGATCCGTATTTTGAACCGGTCGATGATCCTGGAATTTGGGTCGATGCTCTTGAGAATATTCGAACACGGCCTCTGATTGATTATCCCGGAGATTTAGGTGACTTTTTCGGGGACATGTTTTCGAGGCGTCGCCTAGTATCTTTCATGGCACCAAACAAGACAGGAAAGACAGTTTGGTTGGTAGATGCTGCGTACCGAGCTGTTCGCAAGAGGAATCGAGTCCTGTTTGTCAATTTAGGTGATGGCACAGAACTGGATGTGATTGAGCGGCTCGCCAAAAGAGCAACGATGGCTGGTGACTTCGAAGGCAAATGCAGAAATCCAGTCAAGATAGACGAAGAGTATAGAGTAACCCACGAAGCAGTCAAGATGGGTAAGGTGGATCCTGTTGATGCCTATCGATCGTTCAGGAGAGCTTGCAGAGCAGGAACTGATGCGTTCCGGTTGATGGCCTATGCCAATTCCTCAGCTACGGTAGCGGACATAGATGCTCTTCTGGCCAGGTTTAGTCGAGAAAGCTGGAAACCTGATGTAGTCATAGTAGATTACGCCGACATTTTAGCCCACCCGGCTGGTGTCCACGACAAGAACGATGTGCACGAGGAGAACTGGAAGCAGCTGACACGGCTGCACCATGATTGGAATTGTTTGGTGCTTACAGCAACCCAATCAAACGCAATCAGCTACTCTCGCTCAGATACTCTTTTGGGACGTCAGCACTTTACGGGGCGGCGAACTAAACTTGATCAAGTGGACGGTATGATAGGCATCAACGTCACTGAGCAAGAGCGGCAGAAGCAGATGTGCAGGCTAAATTGGGTAGTTCGGCGGCGGGCTCGGGATAGGCATCGCAAAGAGTGTGTTCATGTGGCTGGTTGTTATGAGATTGAAAATCCTGCTGTTTTGAGCAAATGGTAAAATTGCAGAATAAACCGGTTGCGATTAATTCCAGGAACAGCAATACTTGGAGACGTACACAAGAGGGGCGGGAGTTGGTTTCCGCTGTTTCAAAGTTTCTGTTCCTATGTAAGAGGGAAGATCGATGAGCGGTGAAGTGTTGAAGCTGGATCGTGTTCGGGCACTGGCTGTGGTTTCTTTTCTGGGCTGGAAAACCGCCAGCGGATGGTCGAACGAGAAAATTGCTGCGAACCTTGCCAAGTCTCGTGATGTCTACGAGCCCGGTACAAATCCGGAAGACGACCAGACGGCGAAGGACTTGGTGGAAGTTCTCGCTGCGCTGGAAAGTGGAACGGAAATCCAAGTTACTGGAGATGACGAAGGCGGCGGCGAAGGTGCTCAGAAAGAGAAGCCGAAGAAGGGCCGTCGAGGAAAGAAAGGTAAGAAGGAAGAAGCGGAGGCTGCCGACGACGGTGATGCCGACGACGGTGATGCCGACGACGGTGATGCCGACGACGGTGATGCCGACGACGGTTCCCAGGAAGAGAAGCCGTCGAAGCCGTCGAAGCCGTCGAAGCCGAAGCGAGGCCGCATTCGGAGTGCCAAGAGTCGTGGGTACTGTGCTGGTAAGGTGCTGGCAGAGCACTTCGACAGCCCAGGTGACATCAATCGCAAAAATGGGATCACTGCTGAGCTGATCGATGCGGTTGATAAGGAATACGGGAAAGCGAATCCCAAGGTGAGCAAAGGTGCGCTGACGTGGGCGGTTGACGCTCTGATGGGATTTGCGGGGACTTCAGTGGAATCTGAAGGCGGCAAAAAGGAGTAGACGTAAGGGACGTCACGTCTTCACTTCACTACCAGCAAAACCCACTGATACCGAGGACAGTCGATGGACATCATACTTGCACCCCACTTGGATGATGAGCTCATCGGCTGTTACTCGGTATTGTCACGAGTTGGATTGGTAATCTACTTTGACAGGGATGAAAAGAGACTCGACCATCTCGATGCGGCCGATATTCCGAGAAGGTATCTTTGGTACCACGATAGCAGTGCAGCAGCGAAGGTGTCGTTGGCAAATCAGACAAGTGCGGACATTCTTTACGTACCGAGCCAGTTCGACTATCATCCACTTCATAGAATTGTGCGGTCTTGTGGAATTGATTGGGCAGGACGAACAAAGACCCAGCTTCGATTCTATTCGGTAGAAATGAATGTGCCTTGGCTCGAAGAGGAAGACGATTCCAAAGGCAAAGAAGCTCTGTTCAGAGAGTTGTATCCATCCCAAGTCGACACCATTACCAAATCAGACAAGTACTTCTTGTTCAGGTCTATCAAATCGTTTGATGAAGTGATTTGGGCTACGGTGAGATTCGAAAGAGTACTCACTCATAGTTACCCTGCGGCGCCGGATGCTGTCAAATTTTTGTCACACCCACATCGCCACAAATTCCATTTCGAGGTTTCCGTACAGCAATTCCACGATGATCGAGATGTAGAGTATCTCATTTTCAGTGACTGGATTCAGAAGTGGTTCGATTCTCAGGAAAAAGGGCCGCATCTGAGCTGCGAAATGATGGCTTTGATGATCAAGCGACGTATTGAAGCGGAATACGTCGGCCGTCTTGTGAAAGTGTCTGTGTTTGAGGACGGCGAAAACGGTTGTGTTCTTTGAGTAAACAGTTCAGATGAGGAAATGAAACAGATGACCCGAACGGTGATGAGTGATCGGTTGAAGAACCTGGAAGACTTGGCAGTTTCCCGAATCCGCCAAATGGTTGAGACATTTGGTGAAAATCGGGTGTACGCAGCCTATAGCGGCGGAAAGGACTCGCGAGTAGTCTTGCATCTCTGCCGGAAGGTGCTGCCGGGAATTACTGTCATCCACAATGGACATGCCGGCGAGAGAGTTGACGGAACAGAAGGCCTTCTCTGCGTCAAGGAGCCGAAGCTGGAAAACGTGCCGAAGTTTCTCAGTTTGGTGGATCTGGTTTGCCAGTTTGACGGCACACGAAAAGACGAAGACAAGACAGTCCAGTTCGATGGGGAGGAGATCCATCGCTCTCAGATGCCTGATTGGATTACAGAGGATGGAGTGTTCGGCTTGACTGCGGCGTTCCCTGTCTATGAGTGGACTGATGGTGACGTGTGGGAGTATCTCGATGCTATTGAGCCTGTGCGAATTGTGTCGAGTAAGCGATCTCTGGAAGGAGAAGGGCCGTTGCTGGGTACGCCGACTCTGTTCTGTCGAGTGGCGGATGATGTGAAGCCGATGATGGATGATACTCCGGGAGTCCTTCTTCGGGATGTCGATGCAACTGGCTGCCACGCTTTGTACGTAAACACTCAGCATCCTTCGGATAAGTTGATTTCAGAATGCTTGAAATTCAACTTACCTGTCACAGTGGACTGCCCGATGTCGCAGATCTACTTTATCTCAAGTGAGTACCGGCAGCATCACCAGGTTCAGTATTTTCTGGAGGATGCAAATTTCGGAGGAACCTCAGCTACGTGTCCGTTTCATGGGTTCGTCAAAATTACAGCTGATTTGAGATCAAGGCCGCTTGAGACCTACATCAATCAGGCGAATCTTCATGCGATTTACGGGCACCGAGTTCTGCTTATGCCGAGGTATCGAGAGAACGTCCTCAGTGCTGCTGAATTGGGACAGCTATCGGTCAAGTTCATTGACAGGCTGCACGCGAACGTCCGTCTGATGCCACCTGTCCACGAGCTTCTGGAGATTGACTGAGGATGATTTACTTGCTGCCTATCGAGCCTCTCGAAGAACGTTACTCAGAGCAGTGGTATCGTTGGTTTCCGGAGGTGCTGGAAGAACGAGGAGCTCGGTTTACTGTGATTGACGGTGAGCCGCTGACGGATACAGTTGAGACTGGGACGTTTCTCGACGTCAACTCAACGCTGCATTACAAGGCGACTCAGCTTCAGAGAGTGGCGAAGCTTTTCTACGAGAACAAAATCCAGCCAGATGATGTGTTTTTCGTAGCTGACATTGAGTTCTGGGGCATTGAGTCGATTCGGTATCTATCAGTTTTGAATGGAATTGATGTCAAGATCTACGGATTTGCGCATGCCGGGAGTTATACGAGAGAAGACTTCATGGAACCGTGTGCTCCGTTTGCCCGGTGGTACGAGGTAGGCTGGGGAGCAATCTGCGATTTGATTATGGTGGGCTCTGAGTACCACAAGAAGCAGCTCATCGATAATCGAGGGATTTCTGAGAACAAAATTCTGGTTACTGGAAATCCGTACAAATCCTCTGAAGTATGCGAAGGTGCCAGATGGTTTCCCGGAGCCGAAAAGAAGAAATTGGTAGTCCATACCAATCGCCCGGATCCTGAGAAGAGACCTGAGCACACGCTTGATGCGTTCGCTTGGTTGCACCGGCAGCATCCTGATTGGGAATTTGCGGTAACCACTAGCCGCAAGATGTGGGCAGGCGGTCCTCTGAGAAATCGAGCTAAGAGGTACGAACAAGAAGGCTGGCTGACTGTCTACGAAGGCTTGTCAAAGAAGGAGTATCTCAAGATACTCTCAGAAGCTCAGGTGATGACCGGAAATTCTATCGAAGAGAATTTTGGATATTGCATCCTTGAAGCTTTGATCTTCGACACCATTCCAATCGTCGAAGATGCTTACAGTCATTCCGAATTGCTGTGCGGTGAAGAACGGTGCCTGTTCACCACGAGACCCCATCAGCTTGAACTTATCGAGCAGGCAATGGCGGTACCGTTTCCGGTACGGCAGATGGCTTCTCGGTACGATGACAGCTTGCAGGGTATCTGCGATGTCCTCGTAGAAGGGACTCTGTGATGGAAACTGTGGATTTGGTATTAGGTTCACGCGATGCTGTTCATGTTCCGTTTGTGGTGGTGGAGTGCAGTGATGATTTGGAACCTGGACAGAAAGTTTCGTTGAGAGATCCTGCGACCTCGAGGACACTTAATCACGGGTTCGGGTCTCCATTACGATGTGTGATTTGGGATGGTGGTGGGACTTGTGAACCTGAATGGCATGGAGTTGTTGATCCGTTTTTGGACGGAAAGGTCTCTGCCGGCACTCTTTTTCGGTGTATGATTCGTCCGGGATTTTTTTCGAGTTTTCGTCACACTTTTCGGATAGAAACGCACGACAGTGGAGGCACTTCTACGTGTTCTTCCGTGTGCGATATTGTGTAAGAGAGAGGCTTTGCTGTGAGTCGATCTACAGTCATTACTCGAAAAATTGAATTTGATGCTGGGCATCGGGTTCTCGGGCATGAGTCGAAATGTGCAAATCTGCACGGGCATCGGTACGTTGCTGAGATATCTGTCACAGCTGATGCTCTGGATAGTCTGAGCAGGGTGGTTGATTTCAGTGTCGTAAAGAAAATTGTTGGTGGTTGGATTGATGAATATTGGGATCACAATTTTCTTCTGAATCGAAACGATCCCTTGTGCGACGTACTGGACAGCATGACTGACGAGGAAGCCAGAGAGTTGGTCGGACCAAAGACGCCGTATTTGATGCCTGATGGACTCAATCCAACGGCAGAGACCATGGCGGAAGTTTTGTTTGAAGTGGCTGTTGATTTGCTTGAAGATGAGCTGGTCACGGTCACTCATGTGCGGCTCTATGAAACACCGAATTGCTGGGCAGATTATGGAGAAGAACACACAGAAGATAGAGCCTAAGGATGCTCATCCGGACGGTTCGGTGGAAGTCCATTCGATCTGGGATACAGTGCAAGGCGAAGGCCCCTTTTTTGGGACGCCGGCTGTCTTTATCCGGTTGGCAGGCTGTAATCTACAGTGCCATTGGTGCGACACTGACTACACTTCTGTTCGAAAAAGAATGACACCTTTGGATGTAGTCGAAGAGTTGTCGGCTTTGCCGAGCAGAAAGCTGATAGTCATCACTGGAGGTGAGCCTTTCCGTCAAAATCTGCAATCTTTGGTTCTTCGTCTCATTGACAAGATGGGTCCGGGCGGGATTGTGCAGATAGAGACAAACGGTACACTAGGTGTGCCGTTCATCCTGGCAAAGATGTCAGTGGTATGTTCGCCGAAGACACGGTCAATCCCACATCAAACCGCTATGAGAGCGGATGCATTCAAGTATGTGGTGAAAGCTGGATTGATTGATTCGAGTGATGGACTGCCTTTAGTGTCGGTCGGACCTCAATATGGTCGTCCGTACCGCCCACCGATGCTCAATCAAGTGGCTGACAAAATTTTTGTGCAGCCGCTGGACGAAAAAGATGAGATCAAGAACAAGAAGAACCTGGATGCTGCGGTGGAATCCTGCCGTAGATTCGGTTATCGCTTGTCTGTACAGACCCACAAATTGGCAGGACTGGATTGATGGATTTGAACGAGGACTATCGCATTCTGGCAAATGTCACATCAGATGCTCTTCGTCGAGCAGCAGAAATCACGATCGACCAAGCTAAAGATGCGGTTACCACTTTGCTTCGGTTTATCGGCGAAGATCCCACTCGGGAGGGTCTTCTCGATACTCCGAGGCGGGTGGCGGCTAGTTTGCTTGAGATGAACTCAGGGTACCAAGAGTCCGAAGATGCAGCCATGGAAAGAATTATGACTGTGTTCGAGGATGGTGCTTGCAATGAAATGGTGCTCTTGAGAAGCATTGAGTTCATCTCATTGTGCGAGCACCACATGCTGCCGTTTTCTGGTCGAGCTCATATTGCGTATCTACCAGACGGAAAGATCATCGGTATCTCGAAGTTGGCTCGGATTTTGGATTACTATTCACGGCGGTTGCAGGTACAAGAGCGACTGTGCCAGCAGGTGTCTGATGCACTGAACAAGCATTTGCAGCCAAAGGGAGCTGCGTGTGTGATTGAGGCCCATCATTCGTGCATGAGCTGCCGAGGAGTAGGGAAAAGAGACTCGGTCATGGTTACTTCGAGTCTGTACGGATCATTCCTTGAACCGGCAGTCCGTTCTGAGTTCTTTGATTTGATTAAGGAGTGAGCGCGATGGCTCAGATGACGACAAGTGAACGCGCAGACATCAAGAAGTTGATCGATGACCGATATCTGGCGGGAATGAGGGAGTTGGCAGTAACTGATGAGTCGCATGAGCGGCGACTTGAGGAACGATGTCGAAAGGTTGCTGTCGGCCGTCTCAAGATTGCGAAGGAGCTGGCAGAGGTTGAACGACTGGAAGCGGAGTACGCAAGTATCGGCGAGAAGCTGGAAGTGGCCAGGGAGAAGCTAAACAAGAAACTGCCGTACGAGAAACGTCATCACTCGCGATCGTGTCCGTCAAGAATGGATCTGTGCTCTGCGATTGCGGCGGTTGTCGATGAGGTAAGAGAGGCCGAGCGTGCCAAAGACGCAACTGGCAGGAAGGTGCTGCAGCTTCGTGCCGAAAAACAGCGGCGATATGAGAAGTTGGCTGGTTGCCGGACTCAAGAAGACGTCGCGGCGGCTCGAATTTTTGATTAAGGAGTGAGTATCAGTGCCCTTGATGCTTGACAGTGGTGCGTTTTCTGTTTGGAACTCTGGCGCTGAAATCGATATCAGAACGTACATCGATTTCTGTCATCAGCATCCTGGTGTGTCGTACTATGTGTGCCTGGATGCCATTCCTGGTAAACCTGGACTGCCGAATTCTCGATTGCCTGAATTGGTGGCGGCTGCCTGTGAGACGAGCTGGAACAATTATCAGCTGATGATCAAAGAGCTGCCCATCGAAAAAGTCATTCCGGTCTTCCACCGAGGAGAGGACTTGAAGTGGCTGGAAAGGTACATCGAGTTCGGCAGTCCTTATGTCGGGCTTGGTCAGACTTGCGGCTTTGGGTCCAAAGATTCTCAGAAGAGGTATTTGACTGGGCTCCAGAAATTGCTGTTTGATGGAGCTGGTAGGCCGACAGTCAAGACTCATGGGTTTGCCGTCACGTCGTTTCAGTTGATGAAGTACCAGTGGTGGTATTCAGTTGATTCGGCGAGCTGGCTGAAGCAGGCAGCCTATGGAGTGATTTACATTCCGAAGAAGAGGAATGGTGAGTTTGTTTATGACGAACCACCATTCTTGCTGAATACGTCCCCGAAGTCTCCAACTCGGGATGAACGGAATACGCATTACACGACTCTGTCGCCTACGCTTCGTGCATGGGTAGACGAGTACCTTCAGGAAAAGAAGCTGCCTGTCGGTGAGATTGAGATAGTAGACGTTTCTTCGGGGTATAAGAAATCGCCTGATGAGCTTTGGTTCGACGGCAAAAAGAATAAGGTGGTGCGGACGGTCACTCCTGGAGTAGTTACATCTCACCAATGGCGGTTTCGAGCGAATGCTGGATTCATCATTCGAGCGAATCAGGATTTGCCCGTCGATCACATCTATTTCGCTGGCGGCGAAGGATCTATCGACGATTCCGTTGAATTTCGTCTGAGAAGACGGTTGATGTCCTATCATAAGATTGGGATGACGACGACAACTAAGGGGCACAAGGCATTTCGGAAATGGACAGAGATTGCACCGAAGCAAAAAATCGAACCGAGTGGGTCAATGCTGACATCGACCTCTTCTTAGAGATGGTGCTGCCTGCAGATTCGAAGCAGGAGTACGAGAGAGCACTGGTTGCCTTCGGAAAGCGATACGATCGGGATGCCTATAGTAGCTTGATCCAGGGGGACCATTTGCTGCGGCGTCGAGCAGTCCGAAGAACTGACTATGAACTAGACCCTGCGAAAGAGGGAAGAACTGTTCGTACTGGAGAGCGATTCACATGGACTGAGGATCGAGTCATTCGCTGGGGGCTGAGTACTGATTCAGAGAGAGTTCGGGAGAACTCCCCTGAATATTTGGCCAACATGCTGTGCCGGACTGTTGATGAGGTTGTCAGCAGAATTGATACACTTTTGAACACCAAGTCAGGGATTCGAGGATTCGAATTATGAAGTCTCAGGTTGATCGTGCTGAAGTTTTGCTCGCTCTGGAGTCTGTCTCTCCGGGACTTGCTGCTAAAGAACTGCTGCAGCAGTCTACATCTTTCGTTTTCGACTCAGGAAATGTCGTTACGTTCAATGATGAAATTTCCTGCATTCGCAAGAATCCATTTCCTGGTACGTTGACAGGAGCAGTACGAGCGGCTCCGCTCCTGGAACTCTTGAATAAGATGACTGACGATTCTTTGCTGGCAGAAACTAACGGATCTGAATTGATTCTGTCAGGAGCAGGAAAACGCGCAAAGTTTCGGATGGAATCTGATGTTCTGCTTCCTCTTGATTCTGTTGAAGATGCGACTGATTGGTACGATCTACCTGAATCTTTTGACGAGGCGGTAGGACTTGTCCATGCTTGCGCCAGTTCAGAAGAAAGTCTTTTCGTCTTGACGTGCGTCCATTTGGCACCGGAGTTTATCGAGGCTTGCGACAGATTTCAGATGGCTCGATACTCATTGGATTTGGAATGGCTGCCTGAGGCCATGTCTAAGATTCCTGGCCAAGAAGATCAGGTCGATACAATGATTCGAGCTGATTCTTTGAAACGAGTAATCGGGCTCGGGATGACCAAAGCCAGTGTATCAGAAGGATGGATGCACTTCAAAAACAACCAAGGACTGAAGGTTTCAGTCCGACGGCATTTGGACAGCTACAGCGACATTTCGAAGTATCTGCACGGAGAAGATACTTCGCCGGTTGCGATGCCTGGTGGGCTCGATGAAATTGTCGAGCGGGCCCGGATTTTCTCTCAAGAAAAAGCGGATGCCAACAATCTGATGGTGATTCTGAGGGAAGATACGATTGTCATCAAAGGCGAAGGCGCTTCTGGTGAGTACGCGGAGAAGCGGAAGGTATCTTACAAAGACAAGCCGATTCGATTTTTGATTGCTCCAAGTCTGTTAGTGGAAATCAGCAAACGATCAACACAGTGCGGTGTCGGTGGTAACCGATTGTTCGTTGATGCTGGGAATCTGAAATACGCAGCCAGTACCTGTTGCGTCGAGGAGTAGGCGGTGGCAGTTGGAGGCTTTTTTCCGGAATCAATTGTACGCAGCAAGCCGGCGGTTCAGGGTACTGTACCTAGATGCGGACAGTGCGGGCTCTGGGAATCGTGCAGTAGTCCGAAGTTTGAGGTCTCAGGGAAGGGGCGGCTTGGTGTTTTGATTGTCGGTGAGGCTCCTGACAGGGACGAGGATATCCAAGGCAATTCGTTCGTCGGGAAAGCTGGTCAGTATCTTCGGCGGTACTTAGAGTCCATTGGTATTGATTTTGATCGAGACTGCTGGGCGACGAATGCTATCATTTGTCATCCGGCAGGCGGCAGAGCTCCAAAGCCAGATGAAGTCGATGCATGCCGCCCAAACTTGACGAATTTCCTCAAGGAGTACAAACCGAAGGTCATCATACCTTTAGGCGGCTCAGCGATTCGTTCTGTTTTGAGTCCTTTCTGGAAGACTGATCCAGGCGGCGTGAATCGTTGGGTAGGGTATCAAATACCACTCCAGCGAATAAATTCTTGGGTGGTGCCGGATTTCCATCCATCATTCATTCTGACGAATGATCGCAAACCGAATGGTCCGGTAACTCGGTTGTGGTTCGAGCGGTGCTTGAAACAGGCTTTTGATCTCAGCGGTAGTAGGCCGTGGACTGAAGTGCCTGACTATCGTGGGCAAGTGGAGTTGGTGCATGACCCTGACGAAGCTGCTGCCATTATCAGAGAATGGTGCAAAACACCGCGTCCGGGGTCATTTGATTACGAAACGACATGCCTTAAGCCTGATGCTGATACCAGCCAGATTGTATCCTGTGCGGTTTCTTACGCAGGCAGACGCACCATTGCTTTTCCTTGGGCGGGAGCAGTGAAGGAAGCGATGAGCGAGTGGCTTCAGTCGCCGTGCCCTAAGATAGGGGCCAACAACAAATTCGAAGATCGGTGGACTCGAGCGGAGTTTGGGCATTCAGTGAATAACTGGGTATGGGATACAATGCTGTCCGCTCATCACTTGGATAATCGCCCTGATACAAAATCAGTTGAGTTTCAGGCTTTTGTACGGTTAGGATTTGAGCCGTGGAGCGGATCAATGGGCCGGGACCTGAAAACTGGTAGCGGGTCTAGTTCGTACGATCAGAATCAGCTGGTACATACGGATAGAAGGACATCGCTGACGTACAATGGGCTAGATGCTTTGGTTGAGTATCTCGTAGCAAAGCACCAAAAGAAAGAAATGGTCGATGGAAACGCAGTATGAATCTCCGTCTGAGAAATCATTGGCACTGATTCAGAGTGAGGTAGCCAAGTGGTCTCGGGTGAATTTCGGGGATCAGGTCAGCAAGGCGACAGACCAGGTGCTAGGGTCTTTGAGCCCGTTGCTCGGGCTAGTCGAAGAAGTGGGCGAGCTGTCGCATGTCACTCTGAAGCATCATCAGGGAATTCGTGGTTACGACGATGAGCAGAAATATCAAGAGGAACGGGACGATGCTGTTGGTGACATTCTGATCTACTTGTGCGATTATGCGTCCCGTGAAGGAATTTCTCTGCAAGATGCTTTGAATAAGACTTGGCAAAAAATTGTCAAGAAGAGAAATTGGGTCGATAATCCGGAGACAGGACAGTGTCTAGGTTAGAAATGTGCAATCCTGCGTCGATGAAGTCTCGCCGAGTCAAGTCGGTTGTGGTTACTCCTGAAGCTCTTCTTGATTTGCTGAAGGTGCGGCCAGGCGGGGAAGTAGTTGACGGTATCCGGGTTCAGTTTGCTGATGACGGCATTCCTGACTCGGCGACGGCTTTGAGGGCGGGGCTCGATCACAACGGAAATATTCATCTTTTGGTTGAAGATGAATCATTTTCAGAGATACGAGAAGGAGAAGTGGTCACTCGACTGAGTCTGCTTTATACGCACCAACGAGAACCGAATGAGATTGATAGAGCAATCCAGGTGCTTAATCGCGCATTGGCTGCATCGCCGAATTCGATCCGATTTCTTGTGGAAAACCGGACGGTTTGTACTGAATCGTTGGCAGATGATCCGACGATTCAGTGCGCCGAGGATGAAGGATCTTGGTTCGTCGGGATGTTGGGTATCATCAACGGGATCCTAGGGGTTGATAGAAATAGTGGGTATGGTCCCATTCAGGCGATGTTTGATGCTAAAACAGGAAACATCCTTCGGTTTGAGAGATCTAGACGGTGTAAAGAAGAGAATATCCATCACCCAGGAGTACAGTCCCAGTGAGTAGTGGTGGTGGTCCGAATTTGGATAAGTTCGTGCTGATCACTACTGTGATCTGTTTTGGGCTCTTTGTTGTTCTGTTTGCTGTTGCTTGGGTGACAACTCTGTGAATCAAATCGTCGCATCAACACCAGAAGCTTACCAATTACTGATGCAAGGGGCTCAGGCTTTGACAGATGTCGAAGCGAACGGCATGCGGATTGATGTTGATTATCTTGACCGAGTGATCAAGCAGGCAGGTCAGAAAATCAGACGAATGGAAGTAGAGCTCAAAGACGATGAGATTTGGGCTCTTTGGCGAAAGACATTTCCAGGAAGAGCTGAATTAGGCAGTAAGGAACAGCTTGGTAAGATTCTCTTTGGGGTGATGGAAATACCGTCGACCCGAACAACAGACACAGGCAGGGCTGCAGCAGATATCGAGGCGCTTGAAGAGATCGACTTACCTTTCGTCAAGAAATTCCTGTCGCTCGAGAAGCTGAAGAAAGCTCGTGGCACCTATCTGCAAGGAATTCGTCGAGAAACCGTTGATGGCTTTCTGCATCCGAATTTTGATTTGTGCTTTGCTCGTACGTTTCGGAGCTCAAGCTCTACCCCGAATTTCCAAAACATGCCTATTCGGGATCCCCGGCAAGCGAAGTTGATACGACGAGCATTTATCCCAAGAACGCCGGAGCACTTGTTGGTCGAGATCGATTATTCGGCTCTTGAGTTTCGTGGGGCAGCTTGCCAGTGGAATGATCCATCGATGGTGGCGTATGCGAGCGACCCTAGTCTGGACATCCATCGAGACATGACAGCAGAGTGCTATTCTATTTCTGCTGATCAGGTCACGAAGGCTGCTCGAGGGATGGGGAAGAACAAATTCGTTTTTCCGATTCTCTATGGCAGTTATTGGGGGAGCTGCGCAGAGGCTTTGTGGGCTGTCATTGATCGAATGGACCTTAAGACTGTTGATGGTGTCGGTCTGCACGAGCACTTGAGTAGTGTTGGTATCAATGCTCTTGGAAACAAGAAGCATCCAGAGATGGATTCGTTCTATCGACATGTCAAAAAAGTCGAGCAGAGATTTGGAGATCGGTTTCCGGTCTGGCGTGACAAGAAAGAGGTTTGGTGGAACGAGTACCTCAAACGCGGTTGGTTCAAGATGATGACCGGGTTTGTGTGCAAAGGGGTCTACACCAAGAACAACATCTACAACTATCCAATTCAAGGACCATCATTTCATCTTCTTCTCTGGTCTCTCATTCAAGTGAATGAGTGGTTGAAGCAGAATAAGATGCGTTCTAAAGTAATCGGTCAGATTCATGATTCAATGGTGCTAGACGTGCATCAGGATGAGTTTGACGACGTAATTTACGAAGTCAATCAAGTGATGACACAGAAGGTTCGTCAGCATTGGGATTGGATTGTCGTGCCTTTGGAAATCGAAGCCGAGGCTTCTCCGACGAATTGGTTTGAGAAGAAAGCGGTGGACGTAACGCAGGTGGTCTAAAGATAGTCGAGTGGAGTTGCTGTTTTTAGAATGATTCTATTACAGCCATTTGACATGACGACGTGGAACCTCGAAGGGCAGAGCCTCTACTCGACTTTTTAATTCAGCAAGAAAGAATTCGATCGATGGCAGACACTGATTTGTACATTCGGCATCGTCCTTCGAGTTTCGAAGAAGTGGTGGGGCAGCATGCTGCAGTCAATCAGCTTGAGAAGATGCACGCAGCTGGTAAGATACCGCATGTTCTTTTGTTCACTGGACCCAGTGGCACAGGCAAAACCACTCTTGCTCGCATTGTGAAGAGTACTCTTGACTGCAGTGATATGGATTTTGTCGAGATCAATGCAGCGCGTGAGCGTGGTATTGATATGGTGCGTGAGTTGTCGAGTCAGTGCCGAGCAATGCCGGTTGCAGGGAAGTCGAGAGTGTTCTTGCTCGACGAGTGCCACGCCCTCTCTTCGGATGCTCAGAGTGCTCTGCTGAAGGTGCTAGAAGACACACCAAAGCATGTCTATTTCATGCTGGCTACGACAGACCCTCAGAAGCTGAAACAGACAATTCGCACCCGAGCGACACAGATCAAGTGTGTTTCTCTGAAGAATGCCGAAGTCGCGAGTTTAGTGAAGGCGGTCATCAAGGCAGAAGGGCTCACCAATGTCACTGGAGCTGCTGCCAAAAAGTTGGTGCAGGTCAGTCAAGGATCAGCTCGGCAGGCATTGGTCATTTTGAATCAGATTGCAGAGCTGCCTGACGAGGAATCTCAGATTGAGGCTATTGAAGCTTCTGACTGGGAAGCTGATGCAATTCAGATCGCCAGGCTATTGTTTCGAAAAGGGACTCGGTGGAAAGAAGTTGCTGATGTCATCAGTAACCTTTCGAAAGACGAGAACTTCGAAGGGCTTCGGCGGATGATCCTGTCGTACGCCACCAGTGTAATCCTGAAACCTGGAGGCCAGGATGCTCAGCAGCGTGCAGCTGACATCTTGGACGAGTTTCGAGACAATTATTTTGACACAGGAAAAGCTGGGTTGGTGCTGAATTGCTGGAATGCGGTGAATCGTTGACAGAATGAGACCATGTCGATCAATTACGAATTCCACTATGTCTGCCTTTTGTGCGGAGCAGTGCATCGTGGATACCAACCGATGGGCGGCTGCTGCAATTGCAAAGGCAAGGTCTTCGAAAAAGTAGACAAGAGGAGAACTAAGGTGGGTGAGTTGATTCCTGATCTGAGACTTGACATTGATCGGCTCAAATTGGACGAAGAATGGCTGGATCAGCCGAGGCAGATGTACGAGTGGTCTAAGCGAGTCGCTGATGCGCAGATGAGTTTGGATGAGGCTCGCAGCCATCTTGATGTGACTCGAGCTGAACTCGATCGGGAGGTTCGCTCTAATCCCGGAGACTACGGGCTTGTCAAAGTTACAGAGGGATCGATTTCTGCTGCGATCGAAGAAGATCCACGGTGCATGAAAGCCAACTCTGCGGTGCGCAAAGCACGGCACGCAGTTGACGTCGCGAAGGCGGCTGTTGCGGCGTTAGAGCACCGGAAACGGGCGCTGACGCAGCTGGTTGAGTTGTTTGTGCGGGATTATTACTCGGGGATGCCGCAAGGGAGTACGCAATCATCAGGGGAATTGCGACGACCGGTGACGGATGCTGAAAAAGAAGACGTACGAAAGCGAGGACAGAGGGATCGTCGGCAAGAGGTTGTTGACGAAGATCGAGAATTTGATTAGGAGTTCGGGGTGTCAGACTCCTTTTGGATTACGTGTCAGGTGGCTGCTGCAGCCGTGGCCATCTTTTTGTTTGTACCGGTACTAGTCTTCCAGTGTGTGAAGATGGGTCGGTTTGGGTGGCTTGCGGCTGCTGACTACTACGAAAAACGAAAGAAAGAAGGTTCAATCAATGGCTAATCGTCGAGATCGAGAACGTCGTCGTTCAGCAGCGAGATCCCGAGCAGAGCGAAGGACATCAGGACACGAAGGGACGGTGTTGAGAGTCCCTTCAGAGATCGATGGCTTCTTTGCAATGAAAGAAGGAGTCAAGACGATCGACATCCTACCGTATACGGTAGGAAAGGGAAATCCCTTTGCGGACGAAGGGATGGAGTATTTTGAGAGGACATTCTTCATTTACCGAAGAATTGGGCCGGACGAAAAGTCGTATGTGTGTCCGTCCAAGACATTCGGCGAAAGAGATTACATCCAGGAGTGGAAGCAGGAGAAGTCGTCTGATCCGAAGTACACAGCCGATGAGCTGAAGGCGCTGAATCCGAAGGAGAGACAGTTGTTCTTGGTTCGGGATCACGCCGAACCCGACAAGATTCTCTTGTGGGAGGTGAGTTATCGTTTGTTCGGTGAGTTGCTGGATAGTCGAGTCAAGAATGCCAGCGAGAAGTCGGGTTGGGAATTCTTCTACGATCCAGATGAGAGTGGGTTCAGTCTTCGTCTGACCATCACCGAAAAAGACGCCGGTGGATTCAGCTTCACTGAAGTCACTGCGATCGATTTTGAGCCGAGAGATGAGCCGCTGCCTGCAAAATTCTCCAATCACGGGATTTGCTTGGACAAGCTGCTGGTGAAGAAGTCATACGACGAACTTCGTCGCATCTTTCTTGGTCTTCCGGCTGAAGATGACGATTCAGTCGAAAATGACGAAGCGGATGCTCCGCAACCGAAGAAGGATCGACCGAAGAAGG